TTGAGGAACCTGTAAAACGGAAAGGCTCATTGAAGCCGTATATTTTCTGGAGGTTCATCAGGCGCGGAACTCATCAAGGCGCGGGAATAAAATCCCATTCAGACGCCGGATAGATTCAAGCAAGCCAACTTGTCGTCAAAATCGGTGTTGCAAAAACGGGAGTGACCATAGATTCCGTTTTCTGAGACGACCCCAGATCGCGACAGATACTGAAGCCGAGGGCCACGCCTCCAGCAAAAGACAATAAGATGTATGGAATCATCAGAACGCCACCGCCTCAGTCAATTGCTGCAACAGTGAGTGTCCTTTTTCAGTGAGTTGATAGTTCTCCACACATCCCTTTGGCGAAACGTTAGCGACAAGATTCATACGTTCCAGTTTGGCGCGGGTCTTTGGCTTCCAGTTGGCGTAGAACTCTTTCCATTGGCTGATTTCACGCAGAGTTTCCTTCTCCCGTTTACTTAACATGATCATCCTTAATCTCCTTCAGTGTGTACGTGATATCTACAATGCGGTAAATGCGGCCGCGCCTCTGCATGACACCGGCTTTTACGTAATCGTTGATGCAGCTGGACATAACCAGACTGCCGATAACAATGCCGACGACCAAAAATACAATCATCCAGCCGAGCATCAGTCTTTATCTCCAATACGGTCTTCGGTATCTCGCAGACATTTCGGCCACTTCAGACGTGGGTGGCGTAAGCTACCGTCTGGCGTTTTCTCATGGCAGTGAACCTCGACGATGCGTCCACGATATTTCTCCTGATTGTTCCAGATCTCATCCAGGTACTTATGTTTGATACCGCTGGCACGCACGATGACGCCGTTCTCCAGACGAATCACTATCTTGCCTAGCGTATGCGCAAAGCCAGAGTCCGGGTCGCCTGGCTCGAAGTCGATGATTTCACCGTCTTCGGAATCCTCGTCTTTCAGCTTCCACCAGCTGCGGGTACGCTTGAACTCGTAAACAGAATCCGGATCTTTGCCCATCTCCCCCTCTTCATTCTCATCCAGGCGCTTCATGAAGCGTTCGATAAAGTCTTCATGGCTATGGATGATGTAGAACGGATGCAGGTGGATATCTTGCGCGTAATCTTCCCCGCAAGTGTTGCGGAATAACGCCACCAGCATAGCCAGGCGATCTTTCAGCTTCATGCCGGTCTTCAGGTACTCTTTGCTTTTTGCCTGAGCACGCCACTCCGGTAAGAAGAAATCGAAGATATGGTAAACGGCACCAATGGCTGTCACGTTCTTCTTGCGAAGCGCCGACACGGACTGGTTGAACGCACCTGCAGTACCCTCACCATCGAAGAAGATGTGCTTGAAACCGGAGAGCCGGCCACGCTCCAGCATGGCCGGTTTAAGGTGATCGAGTGACGTAATCGGATTGCCGGTACGCGTCAGGAAGTTCACCTCTTCCTCGTCAACGATGACTTCGCAGATAACCCGGAGACCATCGAGTTTGAGGCTGCCGATCATTGGCCACTTGGCCTTTGGGTTTGGTTTAAATGGGTATTTGTCGCCTTTCTCCTTGTACGGAGACGCCAGCTGTACCTCAAACTTCGGAATTGGGTTTTCGAACACCTTGTTGCACAGGCTAATGCCGACGCCGGCTTTCGGATCTTTCAGCAGGAAGCGACGAAACACGTCCTGCCCGTCAGCGCACATTGAGGCAACAAGTGATTCGACAGCAGTAATGGCCGCGTTCCCGGTCAGTTCGCGCGCCGCCAGCTTCTCCAGCAGCTCGACTACCTTCTGGTCGCTGGGTACGGAAGTATCGAGTGGCTCGGCCACTTTGTACTTCTTCACACCGAATCGAATGAATGGGTTGAGCATTAGCGAGACCATGCTCTGCTCAAATTCATCAAGGTTGGCCAGCGCCTCTTTCTTGGCGTTGGTTCCCATCGTTTTTATGGCATCCAGCTTGTGCTTTAGGGCGATCAGTTTTTCCATTAGTGTTTAACCTCCATCGGTCGCTCGGGAGTTTTCATGTGTTTTCTTTGGTTGCTTCTTCAATGAGTGCCGCGTACACGTCAGTGACGGGCGCCAGTGAATCGGTGGACGTGGTTTCGGGTTTGGCTGGTTCTGTTTTCTTCGTGCGTTTAACCAGACTGTTAATCGTCATGGTGTTGCGCTTCCGGGTAAGCGTTCTGGCGCGGTCGTTTTGCTCTTCCACTTCTTTGATAAGCGCAGCCATATCGATGAAGTAGAGCTGTTCGCCTTTGCGGATCTCTTCGACCATCATCTTCAGCGCCTGGCATTTGCCAGCAGCAATGGCCGCAGCGCAGGACTGGAACGATGTCGCCGGGAGACGCTTCTCTTTGTAGGCGAGGATGGTGTGCTGGCAGACTGTATAGCTGCAATGGGCCTCATGGCCGTTGATCTTCACTTCCGGACAGCGCAGCGAATAACCGTTGTTTCCGGAGATAGACGGGATTTTCGACAAATCTGTTCTTGTGGACATGCTTCTAACCGTAGTCGTGTACTTACTTATTAAGCGCAGTTTAAAAAAGCCCCACCAGGGGGCTAAATGGTTTTTCGAGGCTTACCAGGTCGCCCAGCCAGTCATTTTGTCCTGAGCGGCTTCGAACCGGTATGGCTCCAGTAAATCGTTGGCATGGTGGACGGCGTAGGATTTTGCCTCCTGTTTAATCATCGGCAGCTCGTTGGCCAGGCGTGCCACCTGCCCTGCAAAACTGGCGAGCACACCGTCACATGCCTGACCCGCGTCGACAATGATGCGCACCAGGTCTAAGTCGCTGCGGCACATATCGCAGATGATGCCGTATTCCACCTCACGAATGCGCTCAACGGCTTTTTTGGTATCGCCACTGACCACCAATTCCAGCAAACCAGGTGGTGTTGTCAGATCGGTAACGCGTTCAGTAACTTCAGGCAGTTCGACAATGCTCAGGAACGCCGCAATAGACGGATCATCCTCTACACCAGCCCTGCCTTTGATCGCGCGAAGAGTTGCGTCGACAATTTCCTCAAATCGTTCACCTTCATCACACACCGCCTGATTGGTGTAGACAACGCGGCCGTCGTACCATGCACCGGCACGTACTTCGACCGTTGCGTCCTTCATTTTGCGAGTGAACGCCACGAATGCCGCGCGTTTCTGTTTAACACCAGGCAGCTCTGGGGACTCTCCAAAACGAACCCATACCCGCATGTATTTCGAGCCTTCCCCAAGAGGTGCGGTGCTCACAGACGTGGCGATGTGCTCCAGCGCAGTTTGGATCGCCTCATCGATAATCTTCTGGCGCTCTTCTGTATCAATTTCTACGCCTGATTTGTCGATAATTTCGGTAACGGACTTCTGAATATCTGCTTTCATAAAGGTTCCTCAATTCCTTCGTCGAGCATATTCTTACAGAAAAATAAGTATGTATCTACTTATCATTAAAGGCGTGCAATTTATACAAGAGCTTTAATGCCGAGTACCTTGCTTTGTAGCTCCAACTGTCTGGAGTACGGCTTGGCACGATAATAGGCTTTTAGTATCTGCTCTGGCGTCGCGTCGCCGGGGTCGAGGCCTTCTTCGCCCAGACAGGCCACTTTGACATTCAGTCCGATGCTGGTGAGACGTTTGGCCGCTGACATGGTGTTGCGGATCGCTTGCTTTTCGCTGTCCCACATCATGATGACGTTGCGTAATCCACGCGCCTTGAGCGTCAGGAACGCGCCTAACTGATCTTCAGCGTCCTCATTCATATTTCCGGACAAGTGCATCCCGAACGTGCCAATTGGCTCTACATAATCCCGCAGCGTCTCTTCGTCGAAGATGGCTCGCTTCACGCCCATTACGTCAAATGCCCCTTCACACACAACGACCGTTTGTTTTCCGACTGCATTGTGGCCGTTGTAGAGAAACTTGCCAGACGCCGGCAGCTGCATGGGGAAGAGGTAACGGCGTTCTGCTGCACCGGTAATGTCACGCCCCTGGAAGGTCTTCATCACGCCATCCAGATCGTAAACCGGTATCAGGATGCGCATATCAAACACCTGCCCTTTGACCTGGTCTGTGTACGGATCGACGTATGCGTGCTTGCCTTCGACGCAGTAACGCAGATCAAAGTATTTGGCCAGCTCCGGGGAGATATGGCGCTCCACCAGATAATCAGGAAGACGACCGTCAATGGGGAGTTCGTAATGGCGCGGGAGAGCTACTGGCACTTCGAGTTCAACCTTGCTGGCCAGCACGACCTCTTCCGTCTTCGGCGCCCATCCTTGTGAGATCAGCGCGTTCTGGACGTACTCTTCAAAATCGCGACGGGATTTGCCGCTGTAGTGCTTGAGGAAGACCAGCTTGTTGAACTGAATCTCTTCGGGATGATCACCAGCAAAGCATTTGCCGACGCCATTGGTCAGGTTGAAATAAACCTTCCAGTTTGAGCTGCCGCATACCGGACACTCCTTGATATTCACCTCACGTCCACGAGTACTGACGCCACCACGACGGTAGATGATTCCTTCCATATCGAGCCATTGTTCAAAATCCAGCTCGGTCAGTAATTCTTTCAAGTCGCTCACGTTCTTAACCCTACTTTTTGCAGGTAATATCTTGATAAGCCTCGGTATTTGAATACCATAAAGGCTCATGTGTTTTTTCTTTTGTGGCTTTGGCAAAAGAGAAAATTTGTTCTCTTATGGAGACCGGCGTGGAGAGCGTTTCTTCACGCCTTCTTTTTTTAGAGGACGTCCATAATGCGTTCGATGAATCGCATTTGTTCGAGGTTCTGCTTAACGCGGATGCTTACGCCGCCTTTCTGGTTACGTGAACCAGCGAAGTACAGACGCGCTTCGCCTTTCGCTTCTTCCTCTTCCGTTTTGTTGATCGTGATAACGAGGTCAGCGATACGCACCTTCTCGATGTTATCCGCTGCGTGCATCATTGTGGCCACCTCTGAAGCACCACCTTCCCTGTTAGTCTGCGATGCAGTGATGCCGGCAACGTTGTGTTTGTCGTACAGCGCACGCAGGTCAGTGTAGATGCTGCGAATGTTGGCGCGGTCGTCGCGGAGGTCGTAGCTGGCACGCATCAGGTCAGCGTAGTCGACCACGACCATGTCGGGGATCATGCCATTGGCTTTCATGCTGCCCAACATACGATCCAGATCTGCAGGCGACATGCTTCCGGACGGTCTTTCAACAATCCACAAACTCCCCACGCCTTTCGTCGCGCCAAGCTCTGCCAGTTTGCGATGGACGTCGTCGCGGCGCTCCACCAGCTTGGACATTTCGGTCTCAGACAGACGGGCGTCAAAGCGATCTGACAGAATGGAGGTGTGAACTTCCAGCGACAGATACAGGACGTTGTAACCGGCAAGCGTGGCGTTGATGGAGAACTCGCCCATCGCCGTCGATTTACCAGATTTCGCGAAGCCCATGAACAGCACCATTTCACGCTTTGCCCAGCCTTTCTGGTAAAGCAGCTTGTCGAGCAGCGGTAGACCCGTTGTGATGCTGTTTGGCACGTAATCGTCGGACGCCTCATACTCACGCGCCTTGTAACGCTCTGCTGATTCGGAGAAGTAATCGTAAATGCCGGTCGCTTCGTTAGAGCCGATTTGCTGGACTTTGGCCATGATTGCCATTGCGCCCTGGAAATCGCCCTTCTCTTTCATCTCAGCCGCTTTAATCAGCGCGTCGTCGAACGCTACGCTTTTGGCAAACGTGGCAACCTGGTCGACCATGTAGGCCGTATCTGACAGCTTCTCAGCGAGAATCCGCTTAAACGCCTCAACGACGTCGGGGAACAGCTCTTCGCGGATCGTCTTATCGCGTTTGGCGCGTTTGAGCATGTCGAGGATGGCCGACGATGATGGTGCGCTCTTATACATTCTGTAGTAGCCCGACACCATGTTCACCAGAATGGCGTTGGCCGCATTGGAGAACTGGTTTGGCGCAACCAGATCACCGGCGCGAGTCAGAAACTCATGGTCGCGACAGAAGTAGGCTGCGAGTCGATTCTGGAAGTCGTCGTCGAACTCTTCAGACAACCCTCGTCCTGTGTGGCAAAGTTCGGTCATGTGCTTTCCTTTGGTGCTTAAACAATTTGTTTTCTAATACTAAAAAAGCCAAATAGGGGATCAACAGAATCGCCGTGCTTCTTCCAGTTCTTCCGGGAAGTGCGCGTAAATCACACGCTCAGGCACGATTTCCATCAACCAGATAGCGGAGAAGATGATGCGGACACGCTTGTCTCGGGTAATGCCACGCAGACGCTCCAGAACCCACTCAAAATAGCGTTCTTGAATCGGGTCGTGCTGCATGTCTCCCAGATGCTTAAAACTCACCAGAGAGTCATCCAGACGGGTTACAGCTCGTTTGGCTAACTTCTCTTCGAATATCTCGATCAGCTCGGGCTGCCAGAGATGCTGGGGGCGAGGTAATTTGTCCCACAGACGGCGTGCAGCTGCGGAAAGAACGGTAGAAATGAAGTAGTCATAAGAGCAGCAGTACTGGTCGGCAAACTGGCGTGCTTTCCAGAGAGACGTTTTGTTGGCCGTCGACAGCTCCTGATACGGCACACGTTTCAAACCGGTAGTGAATTGGGCCGTCTCATAGTGTTCGCGGCCATGCGACAGCATGATGTATGAGTACTGGCGCTTGTATGCCTCAGTGAAGAGGCATGTGGCCATAAGCGGGTGCATGTCGCGGTAATCGAACCATTTAGTTTCGAACAGCTCTGCCTCGTTCTGGCAGCGTGACAGACCGATGTTCTCAGCAACCCACTTGTCCATGACTGCGGTATCCCACTCAGTCATGAAGTCGTACTGCTCATTGTTGATGGTGTTAAAGAATATCTGGCTCATGTGCTTGGCTTGGGTAGGTATATACTTACTTATCAAAGTGAGCGAATCATAGCGACTGGAGACAGTTTTTGGAAGTGGAAACAGAAGGGTAAGTCTGGGAAGTCTTGGTCGTAAAAGACCTGCTTCCGTATATTTTAAATAAGTACTTTATTATTTATATATACAGAAACAGGTCTTTTGTAATGAGTTGCTGCCAGCCCGCCCAGACCTTACCATATCTTCATGATCAGCTTTCATCATCGTAGGTAATGTCGTTATGCGCTTAAGTCGCCTTCCTGGCTATGGTCTTCCTGAACTGGCTTTCTGGCCTCAGCCCCACTATGACAACAACAAATGGTGGATGCACTGCCTCAAGCTCCGCGAAGATGGGTCTTTGCATTGGCATCGAAGATATGTTGAGCGAGACAAGTCCAACGTGATATATGCCGATGATTATGTCGATTACCCGACAGCCAAAGCGGCGGCGATAGAGCTGAACCAAAGCGTAACCTTCGATGTTGATTCTCTCGATATCCCCGATTCCCACAAAGAGTCATTACGCTTAAAGATTGAGAAAGCGCTGACCGCAAAATCCCGGCTAATGGATGAAGAGTATCTGATGTATCAGGTTGCGATTCAGAAACACGCCAACTCACCGCGCCTGACTTTAGAAGAGCTGGTGCTCGATGAACACTTCGATTCCGTGGCCCAGGAGTTGCTTGAAGTGTTGAACGAAATGCCGTACCTGCAATGCGTGAACATTCCAACTTACGGCATGATCTTGCTGCGCGACAGCAACAACGTCTGGAAAAGAACCCACCGAACCTCAAAGGGTGCAAAAATCTGTTACCAGGAACGCATTGCTCGCGCATTTGGGTTGTCTGGCGCAGATCATTGGGGCAAAACCAAGTCTGCCATTCGCTCAATGCTTCTCCCGCGTGCAAACGAGTTGTTGCAACTGGCCAGCGTCAAACGGATGCTCGATGACGCCAGAGGCAAAGGCCAGAAGGTGCTGATCGTCGGGAGCTACGTGTTCTGGTATGAAGAGAAAAACCAAGTGGGATGGTGCGTAAAAGAAGCTAACGACAGTGAAATCACGTCGCGAGGCAATGCACTCTGGAAAGAAGGTACGATCATCTCCAAAAACCACGGGCGGATTGTGGTGCTGCCTTACATCAAGGAAAACGGCGAAAAGGTAAAGGGCTATACCAAGAATGCGCCGAATGATGGAAAAGCCCTTCCCAGACACAAGGATGAGTATGTCGAACTCCCCTTCGAGGTTCTGGATGGTGATTTGATGGTAGGGTTATTTGGCGAGCTTCACTACGAGTAACACCGTATCTCTAAAAACTTCTAAGGTGGATGGCCACCTTAGAAGTGAAGTAACCATCAGCCTTTCTTCATCAGCTCGCGCTTGATTTCATCGGTGCGCATCGTTACATCGGCGGCGGTGATCGCCTCGTTCAGCTTCACGATTTCTTCGATTTCCTGCGGCGACTTTTCTGCCAGATGGAAAATGGCTGCACGAATCACGTCAGAACGGGTGAACTTCTCGAAACGAGGGATGAACTTCATCATCTCCAGCAGATCGAAGTACTCGTCTTCCAGCGACATTGTGCGGCTCTTAATCTTCTCTTTCCCACGAGTCGGACGCCCCTGCGGTCTGACTGGCTGGCGCATTGGGGTGCTGCTTTTTACCGGTTCTTCCGGATCTTTGCGCTTTGCAAGGTCTCCCATTCTCATGGACATTATTCTTCCTCCAGACTCATGATGTAATCTACAAACTCTTCAAACTCGGCTTCTGCCTTCTTATCGCGTTCGGCGCCAGTCATTTCAAAGATAGAACGACCTGCCTCTTCCGCGTCGTCATAAACGTTACGGTTGTACAGGTTAACCGGCGCAGCCTCGATGCCGAATGTCTCGACAATTTCCTTCGCTGCCAGAATACGTGACGCCTGGGAAGGCAGTGACGGACACTGGTTCACTACCGCGCGGATCTTCACAGTCTCGTTCACGTTGCGAACGTTGTCGATAATCGGGTCGATATCACGCAGGGATTTCAAATCACGACGCTTAGGGCGCAGCGGGATGACAATCACGTCAGCCATAAGCATCGCCAGACGCTGAATTTCGGAGTCAAAGCCACCAGCATCCACCACTACATAATCGGTGCGTCCCTGAAGTGATTTAAGATGTTTGACGATGTCGTCCTGAACGTATGCGAACGGGATTAGCTCAAGATCTTCGTTCTGGCGACGGTCTTCACACCAGCTCGTAGTTGTGCGCTGAATATCAATATCGGTTACATGAACCTTCTTTTTCTTCTTAACTTTGAGGCATACCGCAATTTGCTGGGCAACGGTAGATTTGCCTGGGCCGCCTTTTGTGCCGCCAACCACAATGATCTTGGTCATTGGTGAGTTCCCTTTGCGTGAATTATTGTCGTATGAAACAACTTGTTTTCTTATATGCGATATAGCCTAAATGCCTACGGCTACGGTGTAAAGGTGAAATGATAGGCAGTACGGGTGTTGGCTCACAGGACAAACAATCAGTTGAAAGTTTGTTCGATTGGCTTTATAGTTCTTGTACGGAAAGATGCCGTACAAAGAGTGGCGTAATCCGTCTACAAAACTAAATGCGAAAAACTGAAAATCGAAAAACTGAAAACTGAAAACTGAAAACTGAAAACTGAAAACTGAAAAATCGACTATAGAGATGCCTCGCGAGTCAAGGCGTGGGGCTAGGAGTACAAGCATGTCAGCACTGAAAAAACAGCGCATCGATCTCAGATTAACCGACGACGACAAGAGCATGATCGAAGAAGCTGCGGCAATGACCAACCAGACAATTACTCAGTTTATGGTTGCCAGTGCCTCTGAACGTGCTGCGGAAGTGATAGAGCAACATCGTCGCCTGATTCTTAGCGAAGAGTCATGGAATATAGTGATGGATGCCATCAGTAACCCGCCTGCACCGAATGATAGGCTGAAACGAGCTGCCGAGCGTCTACAAAGCATGGAGTAAGACGTGGCCAACCTGACCATTGAGATGTTTTCAGAAGAGGCTGTATATGATTTCTCATGCTTCGACTGCGGAGAAACGTCTCTCAATGATTTTCTTAACAATCGCCTGGCACAGCAACACAGCGGGCGTATATTGCGCGGTTATCTACTTCTGACCAAAGACGCGATACCGAAAGTTAAAGGGTTTTACACGCTGTCCGGGAGCTGTTTCGCAAGACAAACGCTCCCATCCAACACGCAGCAGCGGAAGATACCTTATTCTGATGCCCCCAGCGTTACGCTCGGACGTCTGGCGATAGACAAAAGCATTCAGCGGCAAGGCTATGGGGAAGTTTTGGTAGCAAGTGCCATGAAAGTGGTTTATCAGGCATCTCGTGCCGTTGGCATCTACGCTCTGTTTGTGGATGCAAAAAATCCGGCCGCCAGGCAGTTTTACCTGAATCTGGGGTTTACCCCTCTTAAGGGTGAAAACGCCAACTCGCTTTTCTATTCAACGAAGAGCATTGAGACACTGTTTGAAGAGAAACCGTCTGAAGACGAATAAGAAAAGCCCCTCAAAGGAGGGGCTTTTTTCATTGAGCCAGTCTGCTCTGCCACTTACACAACCGCTCACCCAGCATGTTGTGCGTTAAAATCTCTCGCTCCGTTTCTTCCGTCATGAAATCGTTATGACTGACGTAAACCGGATTGGCCACATCACAGAACAGCACGCCAACGGGTTGCGGCTTAATCACGCAGCCATTTGTCATGCAGATCGCGATGAACAGCAGAAGCGCTCTTCCGTCGCAACTCATTGGTAATTTCATTCCCGACGTCCACCGTATTTTGAAGCCGTTCTCTGTCTTCCTGTTTTGCCTTCTCCTCTACTGCTCGTCTGGCCGCTCGTCCACCCATTGTGTATGCGCCAACAAGCACCAGAAGAACGGCAGCCAGAGTAATCAGAGCAATTTTGAGCTTTAAAAACAGGCTGCCGAACATATCAGGCCATCCCCTTCTTGTACTTGCACACCTGCGACCAGGCGATGAACCCCGCCACAAGGATGGTGGCAACGCCGAAGATGATGCGCACCGTGTCTCCACTGGTGATGTTCCCCTGCGCTTTATCCATTGCTGCGGAGATCTGCGGTATCACCTCTGCCAGCTGCGCAAGACCGATGCCAGCAGTGACGGTAGCGCCAGCCGTCTCTTTAGTGACAGGAAGGGCTTTGACCGTCTTAACTGCCTTAACCACACCGGCACGGCGCAGGCCTTCTTCGATGACTTCGGATGCGTACCAGCTGTTCAGGGTTTTTAGTGGACCGCGGCCGTTCTCGTGACGAATGATTGCCTCCACCAGTGGGCGCAGGGTGTCGTAGTCGTGCAGATCGATAATCATGTCCGGCGTGACACCAACAGCTTTGGCCACCTCATTCACATAAGCCAAAGTGTTGTTCTCATGCGGAGGCGCCCAGCGCTCAATAACTTCGCGGATCGTGTCGATGCTTGAGCCGTCTTTGGCTCGACGTTTGTCATGGTAGGTGATGAGCGTAACTGCCAATGCCCGAATCCCCCATACGGGATCTTTGAAAGTGCAGAAGCGCGGTTCTGAAGGGTTGTCGACTAAGCCCTGCCACGGCGAACCTTTATCAAGATTGCCAGGGTTGTTGTTGCGAATACCTCTTGGAGTTTTCATCCTTGATCTCCTTATTGCAGTCCATTTTTAACGCCGTAAGCGGCCAGCCCCAACAGCAGAACGGTAATCAGGAACGACGTAATCTTTGAGACAATGCCGCCAAAAAACCCGCTGGAAATGGAGTCGAGCCGATTAAGAAGTTTGTCCAGATTTGAATGCTGGATGCTGTGTTGTGCCGGGGTCATATCTCCAAAGTAGTTCTTGAGCTGATCGTTAACTTCCTGACCAATCTCCTCGCGCAGTTCTTTGCCCAATTTGCCGACTACCTCGCGGGCGACAATCGCGGCAATGCGCTCTACCTGCTCTGGCGTTACGCCTGCCATCTCGTTCGACATTATTTCCTCCATGAAAAGTCAAATCGGGATGGCAGGTTTATAACACATTATCAAATATTTTAGTAGGTGAGTACTTACTTATTATCTAATTTAAACACGAGTTCCATAAATAGTGCCGACGGTCACCCACGTTGGGGCATTACCATTAACAGCAGCACCACCAGCCCCACCTGCATACGGAGTGATATTTTTCCCACCTCCAGAATGCGAAGCAGTAGCACCTGCGGAACCCAAGTCCCCCCCTCTCCCGCCAACAGATGTTCCAAGGCTTGTGGAAGTGTTCCCTGCACCTGGAGCCGTAAGCGAAGCATTGCTGCCATTGCCACCGCCGCCACTGGGGTAGGTTTTTGTACCACCGGTACCAAATGGTCGCCCGCCGCCGCCGCCGGAAAATGTTGGTTTATTATTACCAGCCCCTACAGCTCCACCGCCTCCACCACCGCCTCCAATAATGCCGTTATTTTGTATGCGAAGTTTAGTTCCGATGGCATTGGTGATTGCAGGACCGCCAGGCTTACCGATGTTGGCATCACCATTTCCGCCGCCGCCGCCATTTCCGCCGCGCCCCAGCACCATTTGTCCCGAGTTAATCACAAGCAAAATATAAGCGCAGCCGGCAAGCTCGCTTGTAAAATTGAGACATGGCGCACCGGAGGAACTGGACACAATGGTTCCGGTGATATTGACCCTGAAAGCGTTGTCATTCACCCCTAATGATTTGATCTGACTCACCAAAGTAGACCAAGAATAGTTGTCGTTCGCTGACACATTAATAACCTGCTCTCTGGACTTGCCTACCAAGGTTTTTATCCAGAAAGGAGGACTAACCTGAACAGCTCTACCGGCAGCTGACATCCACCGTTGCCCCGTCTCATTCACTGCGGAAGATCCTACCCATCCTGATCCAATCGCCATTATCTGCTCTCCTTGATTTCACGAATTTCATCGCGCAGCTCCTTGACGGCCTCAACCAGCATACCGATAACGCCGTTGTAGTTCAGACGCAGACGAGGCTCTCCAGACTGATCGTTATGGTCAACCGTTACCAGTTCAGGCTGAACATTCTGGACGTCCTGAGCGATGAGGCCACCAGACTGCTCATAACGGTCACAGACCTGAATCTCGTACAGAACACCTTCGATCCGATCCAGCTTGTCGAGCGCCCGTTCAATCTTGCGAATATTGCGTTTGCTACGACGGTCAGAGCGGATATAAACGTCATTGAAGCTGCCATTGCCTCCACAAACCCAAGTACCATCATTCTGGAGGTATGCGTTCGCATCCGTGCCGTTTTCGGTACGTGAGTTGTTGATCATGTAAAAACCAAACTGACTGTTTCCCAAGCCACCCAAGAAGAATTTGCGATCTGCGTGGTCTTGTCTCAACAACGCTTGTGCAGAGCTTGTACTTACAGCGTTCCCCCCGAAGATGACGTTCTGGTTACGCATATCGATCCACGCACCAGAACCGCTGTTGATGGAAAAACGGTTGGCGTAAATCCACGCACTTGACGTGATGTCACCCGTTACACTCAACGGCTTAAGGCTTTGCAGCGTGCTACTAATGAACCTAAAAACATGGGCGCTATTGGCGTAAACATCCAGAATGCCATCTCCGTTCTGTTTAAAGCCGGTGTCATTGTCACCCAGAACAATGGAATTACCGCCAAGACCATTGACCACACCCAGCCCAAGACCACCGTTAACAACAGCACCATTGTCCATTGTTACTCTGCCATTAGTGAGATCTACATAAAATGGACGAAGCGAACCTATATCACCATTTTCTCCCTGGTCTTTTGCTGTCGGGATAAGGTAAAAATTATTTTCGGAACGGCGAAAAATCATCCCGTATGCCGCATCGTAAATGCGTAACCCATCCGTAGAGCGGATCTTAAGCTGTCCGGACATCGTATCGCCGCTGTTTTTCAAAAACAGTGCATCAATCCAGCCTGCAAATCCCGACTTATTGATGTATAAATTTCCATCATTTGCCAGAATGCCGCCACCCGGAGTCTTGAGGGGATGACTCACATTTTGCAGCGTCAGCACACCAGTCATTGTTCCGCCAGAAATCGGTAACGCACCGACATCAGCCGCAGTGGGTTTGAGAGCAGTGTTGTAATCTCTGCGCCAGGCAGGGGAATACGCGCTACCGTGATTAATATAGGTGAACTGAGCACAGGCAATCCCACCACCGGTAGTCGTTGTAGGCGTAGTAACTCGGATGGTCATTGCGTCTTCGGTACCTAAAACCTCGATAACCGCACCAGCAAGACAGATATTACCGACACCTGTATCAGTGATAATTTTATTGTCGGCATATGACCAGGAACCCTTCATCATCCAGTACGGCACTTCGAAAGCACCACGCTCCTTCAGCCATGCGATAAATTCAGCGGTAGTCCAATTGCCAGCCTCTGTGCTGTAAGACGCGCTAAACGCTTGCGCGGCCCCAACATCTTTCGCTGTGGGTTTATGAGCAGTTGTGTAGACCTGCGCCCAACCAGACCAGTTCGCTCCCACTGTATCACGGCGAGAACGAATATAAACCGGCGCATGAGCGCCATCTGACCCACTCCAGCCAACAAGTAGCTCGCCCTCACCAACCGCTCCTGCACCTTTCATGTGCAGGATGTTGCCGTAGGCTGTCGGGTAGCCATTGTTATAGGCTTCGTACATCTCGATACCAGTCATTGCCCCCTGGGTATTGCCCGCTAGTGCAGTCATACGCCCACGAGAAACAAGCGTCGGGATCGAGATGTTTGCCGAACCGTCAAAGGAAACGCTGTTAATCGTTCTCGGCGTTTGAAGTTTGGTCGCAGTACCGGCATTGCCTGTAGTGCTCTGATTGCCGGCCGCGTTAACACCAGGTAAGTTGATGTCGGCAGAACCGTCAAACGACACTCCGCCAATCTTACGCGCTGTTTGCAATTTGGTTGCCGTAGCTGCGTTGCCAGAGGTGTTTTGATTACCGGCAGCATTAACGCCAGGTAAATCAATATCAGCAGAGCCATCAAAACTAACGCCACCGATTCTGCGTGCGGTCTGTAGCTTTGTTGCGGTTGCGGCATTACCAGTGGTGTTCTGATTACCCTGCGCATTCACGCCCGGCAGCTCAATATCCTGACTGCCATCGAACAGCACACCGCCGATCTTACGTGCAGTCTCTAAAACCGTCGCGGTACTTGCATTGCCTACCAGTGAGCCTGTAATAGCACCATGAATGTCTGAAAGTACTCGATGATAAACCATTCCCTCTACGGCGCCTTCAGGCAACGAGTCAACCGATTCGATCACTTCCAGCGATTCAACCGCGGCGCCGGAGAATTGCAGGTTCACAATTAACTTTTGAGCGCCCGCGCCCACGCGAAGGTAGATGTCGTAATTTTCTACGTCGGTATTAACGGTGGCCACGCTATTTACAGCGGAGTCCTGCGTTAAATAGGCAACAGCATTGAGACCTTTGGGATCGCCCCCCGCTGTGCGAAGAACAATGTCAGCCATCGCAGCCTGGCCTGGGCTATCGGCATCATAGCCAGCGCCACCGATCACTTCGATGTAGACAGTGCTGGTCGCTTGCGGCATACGCGCACGCGAGACTTTTACCCACTTGGGCGTATCAGAGGTCAAGTCCAGTTCGGCGGACGTACCTTTCCATTTCACGCTGGCGATACTGGACTGCGCATTCTGCGCATATTCGTATGCCTTGTCCTCAGATGCTTTCGCTTTCGTCTGGGATGCTTTGGCCTCAGCTGCCGAAGTCGAGGCCTCGGACGCTTTTGCTGTCGCGAGTGTGGCCGACTCAGCGGCTTCTGTTGCCTTTGCTTCAATACCTGCCAGCGCGTCAGTTGCGGTGGTCGCAGATGCGGCTGCGCTTGCCTCAGACTTCTTCGCTTCACCAGCACTTGATGCGGCTGCATCTTTGCTGGCCTTTGCCGCATCAGCATATTCACCAGCTGTAGTGGCGCTCCCCGCCGCCGCGTCAGCGCTTAAACCGGCAGCCACTTTGCTCGCGGAGGCGGCTGTTTCCGAGGCGGCGGCGTTGGTTTCAGATACTTTAGCCGCGGCAGCGCTGGCGGCCGACCCATCGGCGCTCTGCGCCGCGTTTGTTTCAGATGTTTTGGCTGCGTTCTGAGATGCCAGCGCGGCAGCTGCACTACCCGCTGCTGCGTTTTCCGATGCGGCGGCATTGCTCTCAGAAACCTCAGCAGCCGCGGCGGAATTAGATGCTGCGGTCGCAGAATCCGCAGCAGAGACAGCGCTGCCAGCAGCGTTATTTTCTGAGGCTTTCGCGGCATTTTTGAACGCAGAGGCACTCGAAGCAGATGCCCCTGCTTCGGCGGCTTTCTCCGTTGCGGTGGCAGCTGAAGCTACAGCAGTCTCTTTATAGCTTTCTGCATTCGTTTCGGAGGTCTTTGCACCCTTAGCGGCTTCACTGGCAACGCCTTCGGATGCAGCAGCTGCGGCGGCACTTTTGCTGGCCTCAGTCGCCTTTGTTCCGGCAGTGCTTGCGCTATTGGCAGCTGCCGCTGCGCTGGCGGCGGCCTGTTTAGCTTTGTCACCTGCGGCATCGATTGCATCCGTATTGTCCCTGTACCATTGCTGGTTGGCATTGTGCTCATCGACGATCTGCATAAGCGGCTTAACAGTTACCTCTGTATCGTCTTCTCGCTCAATGGTGACGGCATCAAGAGCAGTCAGCCAACCTCTCATCGATTTTGAATCCGCATAAATGCGGGTCATGAGCGCTGCAAATCGCGCACTGAACTGTGTCAGATCGCCTTCATAAGTGGTGATAATGCGGCACGGGACATCTGTCTGGGTTTCGCCGGAATATGGTTCTACCAGTGTTAAATGGGTGTCGTCCAGAACTTGCTTAATTTCATAGAGCTTGTTGTCTGGGCCGACAACAATCATGCCAGGCAGTACGCCATTCGCGGTGAAGTCCCAGAACGTACCGGTGCCGGTTAGGGTATTACTTCCCTGCGTAAACGTGATAGTACCTTCCCTGTACCACATAGTTTCTCCTTTTTACACGAGCCAGGCTCGCTTACTCACACAAACTTGTAGGTAGTCCATTACCTACAACATCAGTCATACAAAGAGGCGTTGATGTAGTTAACCACCCCACCAAACGCCGTAAAGCTAAACCCTTCCGATGAGGGCATAATCCCTGTCCCCACGGCTGTAAGATCGAGCTGGTTTCCGGTCGCACACGGCGCAGCAACGAAAAGCTGCACCTCCTGCCCGCCTTTGATGGGCTGCACCCAATACTCGCAGGGCGTCGCTATGGCAGCTGTTGGAAAGCCTGCCTGAAAGGTTTTTACCCCATTGCGGCTCAGCGACGTCTGTAAATTTTGCAACGGCTTGGTTGAAGTGGAATATACCCGCTGCCCGGAAGCATTAAACATATCCAGCCCCCAGCCGCCTGACGATGGGGGGATCTCATTGGTAAAAAAGTAAAATGTCCCTGATACGGCTTTGGAGGAGTTGATTTTGAACCACCATGTTCCTCCAGACTGGTAAGGGGTGACAAAGAACAACGTCTGCGTGCTGCATCTGGCATAGCAGAGTATGCGCACATTAGCAGGAATACCTGTGTTGTAGGCCACTGCTTTGTTGCCTAAAGCCATGTCTCCCACACTGAAAGAGTTTTTGTACGCCATGTGCATAAACGGCGTTTCCGGCGTCGCGAATATCTTGCCGTTGCTGTTAACTATTTTGATGCCATACGCCATTTAGTTTGCCTCCATGCAAACGAGGAAAGTACAACTTGACGGCAGGGAGTAAGAGACGGTGCCGCCCGATATGGAGAACGACGGCTGTGACTGTTTCCGCTCAACGGTGTAATTGAGCACCACGACTTTTAAATGAAACAATGAAGTGTCTATGGCATACGTCAATGATCCACTTCCTGACATTCCGTGCCGGAAATCGAGAACCCAGGTTGGCTGGACAAGGTCGACCCAGCTCGTCCCTTTCTCGCTCCACACTCTTCCACCAAAAGCCAAAATTACCCCCTGTATCATCCTTGATAGTCAGGGAACTGTAACATAAAACCACAAAAAAGTAAGTATTCACATACTTACTAAAAAGGGCGTCATATGACGCCCTTTACTTATTATTTAACCGTATCTCTGCACTGATAATCCGTGAACAAATCCTCTTTCTGCCAGCGGCCATGAAAATGCAAAATCAGGTCGCTTTTGGGATGAACCCATACGTTGCCAACCCGATCAACACGACGCTCGGTGATCTGAACAACACGCTGCTCCGATGGCCATGTTCCGGTGGTGTATTTCGCGACACAGTCGACTTTCTCTACATTGCTTGCGGCGCAACCTGTAAGCGAAAGCGCCATCATAAGTGGATAAACAAATTGTTTACTCATACCAATAACCAAACCCATCTACAAAACATTAACGCACTATAATTAAAGTTTTTAACCTATTGATAAATAGCCTATTTATTGTAAAGGGATGGGGCGTTCTTGTGAATAACTCGAACGCCCACAGCTCATCAGAGCTGCCCCAGCCTTACCCGCAGCACATTGTTGTCGTCATACACGTCAATACGCTGACCGGTAATCACAAGACGACCTTGGCCGCCGCTGCTGCCGTTAATCTCCAGAACACCGTTTTTCTCAAACCGCCAGCCGGAACGGCCAGAAACAAAGTTAGTCGACTGGAGATCGCCCACTTTGGCATTGGTAATCGTGCCATCCTTGATATAGGCGCCATTCATGTAAGCAATGCTGTTTTCAACCACGAACGGCGTTGTAACTTTACCGTTCACTGAGTTCACCAATCCAAAACGGTCGGCTTGAACAAGGAATTGAGACAGACCAGTGCTGTCGATCCCCAGCGCGATGCCGGCAACATACTTCTGCTCGCCGCTGGTGGATGTCTCCATCTTAAGTGTCCAGGCTGTAGAGACCTTTTTATTGGTATCTGCAATAGCTGTCGCCTGTTGCCTAATCGTTGCAGAGTTACCGTCAACAGAGGCTTTTAGCGTGTCGATACGTGACCCCAACGCCCCATCAGCATTAGCCCTGGCGTTCGCCTCGGACGTAATCGCTGCATTAATGTCCTGTGCAGTCTGGGCCTTCAGGCTTGTGATCTGCCCGGCCAGCGCCGAATCGGCATCAGTACGAGCTTTAGTCTCAGTAGCAACCGCTGCTTTGATGTCCTGTGCAGTCTGGGCCTTTAACGTGCTGATCTGGGTTGCCAGTCCGCTATCTGCGTCAGTACGCGCTTTCGTTTCACTGGCAACTGCCGCCTTAATATCCTCCCCCGTCTGAGCCTTGAGGCTGGTAATTTGTTCGGATAATGCCCCATCCCCTGAAGCTCGTGCGGTCTGCTCTTCCGTAAGAGCCGCACTAATGTCACCTTCTACCTTCGCCTGCAGTGACGTAATCTGCCTGGAAAGCGATTCATCCGCAGTCGCTCGGGCTTCCTGCTCAGAAACAATGGCCGCAGAAATATCATCATTGATCTGGGCTTCCAGCTTGGTGATTTGTGTTGTGATCGCCTTATCAGCTTCAACACGAGCTGTCGTCTCTTCGGTAATAGATGCCCGGATGTCCTCACCAATTTCTGCGCGGATCTCTTCCACTTTGGAGGCCATCGCAGACATATCGTCAGCAAAGGTCTTTTGAGTGGCGGCGATCTTCGCATTAATGACCATCTGCTTATGCTGGTCTTCGTCCTGTCGCAGTGCGAGGTCGATGTTGGTTTTGACCAACGCCTCGATATTAGTCGTCACTTCCGCGCTGGCACGTTCGACTTCGGCAACGGTCTTTTTCATCTCTTCGACAGCGGCTACGCTATCATCGACAGAAGACTTCATCGCCTCGATCTGTTTGGCGTTCGCCTTGTCACCCTCCACTCTGGCCTCTCGCTCTTCAGCAATTAAGGCAGATGAATTGTCCAGGGCCGCTTGAGCCGCTTCAACCGCGCCGGCCACTGCTTTGCCCTGTTCAGACACAGTCTCCTGCAATTCAACCAGGGCGGCGTTTGAGTCTTCGACTTGACTCAGCGCCTCGTTAACCTTATCGAGCGTGCCAGACACCTCTGTTTTCAGGTCATTCTGGGCCTGCTCAAGTCTGTCGCTGGTCTCTGACAGCTTGCCGTCCAGATCGGAAACAGACTGGTCGAGTTCTTTGAGGCTTTCCTCCATCTGCTTATTGATAGCGTCAACGGCTTCTTGAGAGGCTTTGGTGTCAATTTCCTCCAACAGCTCCTGCCCCAGCTCAGAAGACGTGATCTTACCTGTCAGGAAAGAAAGCACGTCTTTCGTCATAGCCTCTGTACCCAGATTAGAGTTAGGCGGACTTAACATGCCTCGTTTATTGGCTGCACGTACCCAATAGAACCAGGTCTCGCTATCCCCTAAACCCGCATGGGTAAAGGTCGTGCTGGCAGACTCAGCGATCAGCTTGGCTGTGTCCAGATTGTTAGTCTGTGACGCATACACGTTGATGTGATCGAGGTCAACGGAGTCAGGGTTAACCCAATTCAGGATCACATTGCGATAGTCGCCAACGGCAGTCAGGCCACTCGGTGCAGATGGCGGCGTCATCGTTCCCAGAACCTTGTAAACGGTGCTGATGACTTCAGTCTTTTTGCCGCTGAACGACACGGCGTAAAGCTGAAAGTCGTACTGGCCATTCTCAGCAACGTTGGCGATTTCGTACTGCTCTTCGGTGACGCGCGCAGACTGCCAGTTGGACACATGGTTTTCGTCGGAGCGACGCCAGCTGATCCAGTATTCTGGCGACTTGCCCTCCCACGTCGCGATCAACTTCACGGACAGGTTGCCAGGGCTTGAGATGTACGTTCCCTCGGAAATTTGCAGGTTAGAGGGCTTGGAGTACGTGGGATCGAGCACAGTCGTGTTCTGCGCAATCAGTGTTGCCCCGTTATCTATCGCTTCATACTTGGTCGGGTTGTTTTCTACTGCGGTAATGTCAAATGACCCGGCAGTATCACCTTGTGCGATGCTGATGATACGCACGCGCATTGGCTCCAGGTCTGGCTCGGTGATCGTCCAGACACCGTTCAGCACGGGCATTTCATTGGGGGCGAGCGCCTTCGTAAAGGTCACTTTCGTGATGTTCTCGCCAGTTTCCAGAATGTCGCGTTCAACGATTTCCGCATCCTGATTCAAGATCCGGATGAAGCTGCCGCTTTTCATGAGCTTGACGGGCGCATCCAGAGTGATGCTGTTCCGGTCGAACGCCATGATACGACCGGAGTTTCGCTTACCGGCACGATACTTATTTTGAATAAGCACGGTCTCGCCGGGCATCAGGAAGGAAGCATCAAGCCCCGCGGTGAAAGTGATCATGTCGGACTCCATACGCGCGGTATAGAGCAGCCAAAGTCCTACACGGTGAGCCTGTCCTCGACTGGTGCATCCGAATGCCACAGACTCGGTCTTACGCTCCCCATAGCGAGCCATCGCTTCCTGATCTTCGACATATTCAACGTTCTGCTTATACCCATCCTCTTTGTTGTTGTAGGTAATCAGCGCAACGGAAGGACGGTCTTTTCGTGCAGAGCCTTTGTAGGTGAACATGCCGTCTTTGACGTTCGCGTTGGTAAACATCATGACCGGATCTGACGGGCTGTCTTGCATGATGTTCACCATACCGCCAGCCCAGAAGACCATGCCCCGGAATGCCCCAGCGATGTCCTGAATCAGACGATAGGCGTCCTGACGACTGGTGATCTGCGTATTGATGGCAAAGCGCTTCTCTTTGCCGCCGAAGCCATCGTTAACTTCTTCGTCGCAATAGCGGCCAATCTGGTACAGCTGGCCGAGGTCGATCATGGATTCCGAGACAAACTGACCCAGGCCATAGCGAGTGTTGGTAAGCAGGTCGAAGAGAATCCAGGCTGGGTTTGAGGACGACAGCAGCTTAAAGGTGCCATCCCAGACGCCAACATAGGTATTTGAGGTCTCGTTGTAATTCGCCGGCACACGGATTTTTAACCCTCTGACCAGATACGAACGTGCTGGCATGGTGCTGCCGAACTGTTCAGAGTTAACTTTCAGGCCGCAAAGAACCGAGTTCGGGTAGTTCATCGGGGTATCGACAATTTCACCGAGGGAGTCGACCCAGGTATCGTTGAAGAGGTACGACGAGGTGCTGTCATCCGTCAGTCTGGTTACACGGATTTTGTACGAACGACCTGGCTTCGGCAGCTTCAGCTCGTAGCTGCGGTAGTACACGCCAGACTTTTTAGCAGTCAGCGTGATTTCTGCGCTTTTCTCTCCCTCCGGGATCGCATCTCTGAATGTGTCATCGCCATTCGCGATTTGGAACCTGTACTGAACCGTCGTACCGTTGGTATCGCCAGTTTTTTTGCTGATGCTACGAAGCGACGGGAACTTCATGATGACACGAACCCGGTCGGCATCATCGTTGTCGATGGCCACAGTAACAGGGTGCGTTCTCTTCAGCTGGATGTTGACTGATTTCGGCGTTTCGACGAAGTCGAACCCGGCCATTGGAGTCTGGTCTTGCGAGCCGTCGCGGAACTCCCAGGTAATCCCGCTGAAGTTTGAGGAGCCGTCCTCGTTGATAATCGGCAGGTTATCGATGAAGATCGATTTTGCGCCGTCCACAAGCCCGCCGATGACACCTTCCCCGAGCAGATCGAGGATGGATGCCATCGCACGCGAATTAACGGTGTCATTGGCTTCAACTGGTGTGCGGCTGGAGCCACCGCCTTTCTTCTTACCACCCGCCCCGGCAATCAGGAGCGGCAATTTTTTCTTCTTGAACTGATCCATGTTCAAAAATTCCCTTGTGATTAAATTTGGTCGATGGTGATGGAGGAACTCACGACCTGCGAACCAACCAACACTTCTTCTCCGTAAATAAGCTGTACCGGGTTGCCCTGGTTTGTTGTGTTCTGCGGTCCATCGAAATAGAACGATTCGGTGTTATCCGCCTGCCTCACAGAGCTGTTTGCAGCCTGTGGCGAAAGCAGCATGGAAATACCCCCCATCATTAGCGACAGACCACCAGCCACTAACGCCGACGCCGCGCCGCCAGTCACAACGGAAGTGAATGCGCCCACTACAACCATTGCAGCCCCGACAAGCGTCTGAAACCACCCGAAGCCGGAGCCACCGCTACCGCGGGGAACGGGGGTAATGCGGATTCTGGAGATGTTGTCCGACTCGCCCATCATCTGGTATTCAGTCTCGTCCATTGACCACTTATGACCCTGCTTATTGGTGATCTGAATGTGGTATTTGTCGTAGGTGTTCATGTTGCGCTTAATCCACGCTTTGAAACCTGGGCGGTTCGCCTCAATCAGATCAATGGCCTGTTTGGTATTGCGTACCTTCAGATGCCAGTGGCGGCCAAAGTGCTTCGCCATAGCGCCGCCAAGTTGCACATGCACTAACTCAGACACGTCTCATCTCCCTTGAGTAAGTCTCTGTGACGCAAATGATGCGTCGTGTGTTTTTGGTACATGCCGCCGTAATAGGTACGGCAGCTCAGACGGTCGATCTGGTGATGCAAAATCATGCCGTCACCGATGTAGACCGCGCAGTGGTCGGGCATTTTTCCGTACTGGATGAAGAAGATATCGCCTCGCTGCGGCTCCGTGCCGGGGGCAAGGCGAACCAACCCCTCATTGCGGTAGTTCTGGTCGAGAATATCGTCGTCACCGGTATACCAGGATGGGATATGCAGGTGCGCATTGGCGTTCAGCTCAACGTTAAACTCGCGCTTAAGGTAATCGCGGCAAAGCATCCAGCAGTCGAATACACCGAACACATAGGGGCGCCCCAGATAGGGCATTTCAAATCCCTCCGGGGTGATTACGTTCATTTCACTAAAGTGATATGGCGCTTCGGCATCCACACTCTTTCGAATCGCGAGGATCAGCCACGGAACCTCTGTTGCCTCACACCCGGCGCGATCTGCATCGGACGCTTCCGCAGACTGGTCAACATGAGAGTGCCAGATGGCGACCACCTCTCCGGCATCCTCGGCCGCGATGATGTCTTCGGCGTGCATGACAAACGTATTCCGCGGGTCTTCCGACACGTTTCTCGCTTCCATGAAGCGATACTTTTCGCCACGGGTACGCACCAGAAAGCCACACGCTTCATTTGGGTAGCGATTGATGGCGCAGAGATAGATTTGCTGCATCACGTCAGAAGACAGCGCAGGGAGCGATTTATGACTCATAGCGCGTCGCCCCGATAAACCCGCCAAAGTGAATAACGCCATTGGCGAAAAAGTTCTTTCTGGCTTTGCAGGCGTCATAGCGCTTGGTGCAGTAATCCGCGGCGGCAAGCGTTGTCTGCCTGTTGTTCTTGTCAAAATAGGGGCCGGTGTAGCCACACTCTGCGCCGCGATATTTCCACGGGCAGGTGTTTTTGATGATCTGCCGGTACGGCAGCTGCACCCCCATCAGGTCGAACACGCTGGACAGCTCGAACTCGACAACCTGGTGTGTCTCCAGCGTCTTCTGTTCGATAAACCACATTTCATCCGGGAAATGCTGGTTCGGATCTGCTGTAGGGTTTCCATCTTCGAAATTGGCGGCATCGAGAAAACGCGCGAGAGTCAGTTTTCGCGTGATTTTGCACCCAACCAGATCGTCATTCGCCTGAACTTCAGCAGAGACCGTGCCGCCAAAGTTCGAAACCTGAATTTTTGGACGCGGCAGCGTTCCCTGACCTGATTTGTCAAAACCAGATGCGACAATTGGCCACGGCTCGTAACTGATCCCCTGCCATATGATTGGCTGGCTCAGTTCATTGGTGCCGGCATGAAAATATCGCTTGCCTCCGGACGTCGTGTTGGACATATCCAGCACGAACAGCTCAATGAGCGCAGAGGGCGACAAGCTCTGAATATCTGCTTTAATACCCATGATTTCATCCTTGAAACAACGAGCGCCAACATCCTGTCAGCGCCCCTTAATAATAGTAAATAAGTGCTTACTTATCCAGCAAGAGAAACTAAGCCTCGAACACTTGCCGGAAGGTTGCGGTCAACACCTGATAGCCCTCGTAGCGTTTAACGGTATGGCTGTCGCAGACCACCACGATCTTCTTCCCTCGCGGGTTCGTCCAGTAAAAGGACTCAACCGCGCCGCGCTCGGTGAGGAAGTCGTCTACGGCATTGATGATGTCGTAGGAGCGTGTAAAGGTCAGAGACCACTCTTCTTTAATGCGATTAAGCCCCTGCGACTGGCGCTGCTCATAGTCATCGCCGTAGCTCAGGATCGTTACATTGGGCTTAACCGTTTTCTCGGACTCATAATCCGGATACCAGGTAAAAGTTTTCCTTGTCATCTCACATCCTTGTGATGGCCGCCCCGAAGAGCGGCCGGGTTAATCACCCTCGCGCGGTATACTTGTTGAGTGAACCGCCCGAGCGTTTCTCCTGCGCGATGGTGTCGAGCACAATCGCTTTTATCTGCTTGGCTGCGCCAGTCCACGCGCCTTTTTCGTCGCCAGAGCTGCTCTCGGAACCGCCCTCTTTCGTGACGTTGATGCTGATGGATACCGGCGCCATGACTTTGCCTCCGCCCACATCACCAGACAGCGTCACCGGAATGGTCTTGCCGTCCGGAAGCGGGACGTAGGCCTCGTTCATAGAACCTTCCCCGAACAACGCCAGTTGCGGCGAGGTTGCGATACCCCCCGTCTGGTATGCGCGCAACGGGACCGCGCCGTTCTTGCCGAAAATGCCGCCATTTGCGTGCGCTTTCACGTTCGCCGAGGAAGAAGAGCCAGCCCAGGCAGCAACCGCAGTACTCGCCAGAGACATACCGAAGTTCAACCAGCGACTTGAAGAGCTGGAAGAGTTCGCGCCAATCATTGCGAACGTGGCAGCCAGCCCGGAAGCCACCGTAGAAAGGTTGCTCATGCTGAGGATGCTGCTGTTCACCGCCTTAGTCTGGTCTTTGGTCGCGTCGGTGCCGGTAAACAGGGATTTTGTCCAGTCCCAGACACCAGATACAGCCTGGCTTAAGCCATTTGCTGCGTTCTGGGATGCCTGCCCCATTGAGTCGACCCCGGAGGCTGTCTCTTTGGTGGCTTCGCCTACCGTCTTATCGCCGTTTGCCACCGCGCCGCCTGCGGAACCAAGCGAAACCCCCTGATTGGCAATTGCAGAAGCGACACCGTTCATCAGGTTTCCACTCTGGCCATTGCCTGCTGCCGTCGTTCCCATCCCCAACATATTCATAAGAGGCAAGGTAATTTGCGTCTTCACGACCATGTTGGTGATATCCCGGAGGATAGATTCTGCCAGGCTGGAGAAGTCCAGTTTCCCCTTCATGACAAAGTCAGTCAGCGTCTCGGTCAGGTTGCTAAAGAGGTTGCTCCAGCTGTTTTCGATCTGCTCGGCCAGATTCTCAAACTCCAGCGCCATCTTCTGCGTCGCCGTACCGGTCTCTTTAATGAGCGCGGTATTGCCCGCAGCAACAAGCCGTTTGATTTGCTTGTTATAGAGCGCCACAATTTTCGGATCTGAGGCCTTGTCCCGCAGCTCCATCAGTGCCTTGAGATTGCGGTTGTACGTGTCGTTAAACTCCGCCACCCGCTCTTCACGAGACTGCGTGTAGCCAGCGTTGATGATTGAGCTGGATTCGGGCGCCCAGGTGGAGATCATCTGCTCGACGTTGCGACGGTTAAACATCTCGCGATATTCGGCACTCGCACCAGCCAGATCTGCCAGCCGGGCTTTGGCCTTGTCGATCATCTCCTGAGTAATGAACTCATTCGGAACAGCGTTGGCCAGGTCAGTCAGCGATTTGGTCGTATCGCGAAGAGACTGGTCAAACGAGACCGTAGCCTTTGAGCTTTCACCCATCTGCCCCATCAGCTGATCGGCTTTATCTAGGGCTTTCTGGTAGCCGGCCGCCAGCTTACGCTGCGCATTTTCTTCCTTCCTCGCGGCACGCTGAGAAGCATTGGCAGTACGCTGCCCGGCTTTTTCCGCTGCTGCGGCATCCTGCTCACGCGCTTTGGTCAGTGCGGCTATGGCGGCTGCACGCTCCTTCTCGCTCATCTTTTCCAGAGAAGATGCGGTTGAGGCTTTCTGCAGGTTAAGCTGAGTTTTAAGCTGCTTCGGCCCAATGATAGGTTTTCCTTCAAAATCCATCATTGGTGTGCCATCAGGCAGCGTGCGTTGGTAAACCGCAGAGTCCATCTGGTTGCGCATGTACTGCGCGAGCGCTTTATCAGCGCCTTTGTCGCTGGTGCCCAACCCAAGCACTGTTCCCTGGTTGGTCTTCACGCCCTTCCCGGTTTTCGCCGCGTTATCGCGTTCAAACTCAGCCTGTGTCAGTTCCTGAGCAACAGTTTCAAGATGTTCCTGATAGCCACGAATACTGCCCTGCAGCTTCTGTACCTGTTCTGTGTTTCCTTCTTTTTTTGCCTTTTCCAGCAGATCGCTGAAGTGTGCGATCTGCTTTTCAGTTGCGGTCTTGCGCGATGATAAAGACTCAACCAACTTTTGGGCTGGCTTCAGGTAGGAGTTGTTTACCGTCTCACGGAGCGGCGCGAGCAGTTTGTTTTTCTCGTCATCGGACAGCGATTTGTCGTCAGTGATTTTCTGGATCTTCTCCAGTGCTTCCTGACGCGCTTTCACAAACGAGGCTGAGAAAACCTGGTTGTCGGCGCGGATTTTCTCAATCTGCGTTTCGGCAGCTTCTTTAGCCTGCCGCTTGGCGACCGCCGCATCCCCCATCGAGATGGCTCCGCCCAGACGCTCGCGTTCGGCGAGCAGGTCTTTAAGCTCGGACTCCACCTTCTGCCGATCTACTTTGACGGTGGTGCCAGCCATACCGGGGCCATAAATCACCTTTTCGCCAGAGTTGAGTTCCTGCTGCTTCTGGGAAATCTGACGATCGAGGCGCTCTTTGTACTCAACCATCTGCGCGCGCTTGGCGGCCGTCATCGCTTCCGGGATTTTGCGGATCTCGTCAACGACTTTGGACGTCTCGCTGCGGAGCATGGTCATGTACGTTATCAGCCCAGCGATGGCGACAGTGGCCACGGTAAACGCTGCGCCAATCGGGTTTGCTGCCATGAACGCAGTCAGACCAGCAAACGCCCCCTGAAGCCCCGCTATCGCGCCTCGAATAGAGAAGATCAGCGATGGTATCGGCCCCAGCCCCATCCGCGCAGCGCGATTAAAACGCGTCACTGCGGTCGCACCCATGTTGAACGGCGCCTGTATCGCGGTGGACATCTTCGCAAACGCATTGACCATCTCGCCCGCAGTGCCAACCACACCCATGATGCCAGCGCGCATTATTTTAAACGCCACCATTGCTGCGACCGCTTCGCCCAGGCTGATGACTAACTCCTGATTTCTTGCCAGCCACTGCGCCAGATCACGTAGCGAGTCAATTGCTGAGTTGAGACCGGAGCCAAGAGAGTTAGCGAACGAAATGCCCTCTGCGCTGTTCATGATGGAGGCCAGCTCTTTCATCCCCTTTGAGAGAGAATCCAGATAGCCCGCCTGACCGACACGATCGGCAAACAGCGTAAAGGAGGTTTGCAATTGCGCCAGCGCACCAGTGTAGGTTTGCATCATGTCTTTGGCGGCGTTTTCGTTCTCCGCACGCAGACCAACGAACATCAGCGATAGCGCCTGTTTCGCTTCCACAGTACCGGTGGAGACTGCTTTGGTCAGTTCCCCCATAGTGATACCGGCAGCGTCTGCCATCGCCTTCATCGCGCTAGGAACAGCTTCACCTAATTGCTGACGCAGTTCTTCCATCGACACGACGCCCTTACCGGACATCTGCTGGACAGCCACGGCAGCACGTTTAAGCAGCTCGCTATCGCCGCCGAAGCGTGCAACGGAGTCCACCAGTGCTTTCAGCGATCCGTCAGTAGGATCGAGACCTGCCGAGCGGAATTTAACGAAGGAATCGGTCAGCGCCTGCATCGCAAACGGGGCGTTTTGCGCCATATCCACGATGTACTGCATATCCTCTGCGGCTGCTTTGCCAGGGTTAGCCTTGTCCTTGTTCAGCCCGCGCAACATGACGCGCATACGCTCCATTTCGGAGGCGGCTTCGATGATTGGCTTCTGCCAGCCAAACAGGATGCCAGTTACCGTTCTTGCTGCATCACCAATCTCGCCCAGCAGGAAAATATTGCCGCGCAGACCAGAGAACACGCCATTTTCAGCACCGCGCCCGCCGTGGCCATTTGTGCCGCCACGTCGACCGCCACCGCCATTACCACCGCCCTCACCGTAGCCGCTGGTGCGCACACGTACCGGCTTGCTGATCAGTTGCTGGCGGCCAATCACGGCATCCATCTGATCGCGGACTTTCTTCAGCCCCTCGGCAGCCTGGCTCGTTGTGACACCCCAATTACTGAGACGCTTCGTCGTGGTGTTAAGGCGCGTATTCATGCCACTCACGGAGGAAGAGGCTTCTTTTACCTCCGTACCGAAGCGGCTGGCGCTCTTGCCAGCGAACTTTGCCCAATCGGAAAACTCGTTGAGTTCAGACTGAACCTTGCGCAGCGATGTGGTGAGTTTATTAACGGATGAGGTGGTTGTGTCGACGCGCTCAATCAGGGTTTTGAGACCTGAGTTGAGGCTGGTAATGTTGCCTCGCGTCTTGCGCGAAACATCAGACACAAGCTCGAAGCCGGCAGCTACATCCTGTAGTTTGTCTGCCGTGGCATCGAGCTTGGACTCCAGAACGCCGATGATACGGGATACCGAACCCAACGAGCGTTCCAGATTGTTAATTTTCTGAGCGGGCTTTGTGGCCTGCTCCCCGAATCTGGTAAGTAGCTTACCCGCCCGGTCGATTGACGCTGTAAACTGCTTGTCTTCCAGCGACAGGATAAACTCTACGTTTTGTGACATTCCCTTGTCATCCTCTGCCAAAAATTTGCATCAGTTGCTCTTTGGCGTCAGGGTCTGCCTTATCCTTGCGTGGATCGTAGACTTTATCGGTTACGACTGGTCTTCCAATCCTGAGTTGCAAACCCTCCATGAACGCCTTCACGCCCTCGCCATCTGCCTGGGCAGCGCGAGCGACTTGCAGGTTGCGGACATCCTCTTCCGCGCGCAGACGGTCGATGTTGCGACTGAGCATCCAGAACATCGTTAGAGGGACGCCCAGCAGCTCTAATGGCGACACGGCGTAGTGAGCAACTACACGACTGAAATAGAATCCGAGGTCTATCGAAACGGTCTTTACCCCGGACTCATCGCGGGAAATTACTTTGCCCCTTCACCAGCCGCTTTTTCGTTCTCTTCATCAATCACTTCCATAGCGAAGGTGAAGATCTGCTGGAGCTGCGGAACAGTCAGTTTTTCCAGTACAGCGTCCGGCACGGATGGGATGACCTTGCGAACCAGGTCGGCGTAAGCAGTTACCTGCTCAACAGGCGACATGTTCTGGAGGTCTTTGCCTTCCATCTGCTTGATGGAGACAAACAGGCCAACAGTCATTTCAACGATGGGGTATTCCTGACCGCCGAACTTGATGCTTTTCTTCGGAGGCAGAATGGAGTCGAGATCGAGTAATTTGGTCATTGGTTAAAGTCCTTTTAAAAGAGAGGCTCTTCCTGAGCCTCTGCTTACTTAACGCTACGATTATTCGGCTGCATTAACCGTCACGGATTTGGTCGCTTTTTTGCTACCACTGGTGCTGGTGAAGGTAATGTTTGCCGTACCTTCAGCTACACCATGAACCAGACCAGTCTGGTCGACGGTTGCTGTGCCCTGGGCATCCGATTCCCAGACACCGGATTTATCGCTTGCATCTGCTGGAGTGATTTCAGCCGTCAGCTGAACGTTTTCGCCCGCCTTCACTTCCGGAGATTCCGGCGTGATCTTGACGGACTCAACCGGCTTTGGGCCGCTCATTCTCCCCAGCGTGCCGTTGTCATCCGGATAAGCAGTGAACTGAACGGAGAAAACGCGAACATCATCAGACTGGTAGGTCATGGTGAAGTTGCCCGCGGTCGCTGCTTTGGGGATGGTCAGAACGTAGTCGGTGGTATCCTGCGGCGTCAGGATCAGCTCTTTGGCCACGTCGATCAGGTTTACGCCCTGCGCGGAAGTGATGGTCACGGTGTTTGAGTCTTCGCTCAGGGTAGAGCCAGGCATCAAATCAACCATGTTCTTCAGCACGGACTCGGCCAGCGGCGCGGTAATCGTGATATTACGACCCTGCACCAGCTCGGAGATGGTGGTCTGCCCCAGCTGGTCTACGGTGACTTTCAGAGTTTCGGTCGCAACTTCAACCTGAACACCGCCTTTGGTGTAACCCAGATCAACGCCACCAAACGACACTTTGCAGGCGCCAAGTTTGATGTTTTTTACATGGGTATTGGACATTGTTGGAAAACTCCTTTTTCCGTTAAATCAGCACCTTCATGGCGCTAATGGTAAGTATATACTTACTTATTTTATTAATTCAACAAATAGCCCGCAAATTCAATCGGGATGCCCGCTTCAATTAATGAGCCTTCGTTTTTTGGATAAGTGATCGGCATCGACATTGGTCGAACCAACCGGAAGTAAACGCCCTCTGACACGGTTTCTTCGACCGGGAACATGTCCATGATCTTATTGGCTTTCGCCACCGCCTTTGTGATCGTCGCATTACGCACGATGACGGTAAAAGAGTCGTGATAAAAGCCTTTCAACTCATGGTCAATAGCGATCCCCGTATTGGGATTAACCAACAGAACACCGGACTTCACATTGGCTGGCATGTAGTGACAAAAGATGTCAGTGCCGAGTGTACCGATCTTCGCCTTCTGCATCAGGCTCGCAAATGCTTCAATAAACACATCAACCTCTCGTAAAACCTGCTTTCCTTGCCGCTTCAGCTATCGTCTGAGTGAACTGTTTCTCACTGATCTGTACGGCTCTCTCAAGGAACAAAGGCCCAACTCGTGGCTTCACACCAGCGACTGGCGGGTTGGTGACGCTCTTCATGCGAGAGAGATAGCCGAGACGATACTTACCCAACTCCATGTACTCCGCATAATCGCCAACCTCAACGCCCGGATGCCCCTCGCGTGGCTTGGCCCCGGATACCGATAACTCAATACGCAGCCCGGTATAACCCTCTTTGACCACTCTCGCGAAGATCGCGCTTTCGAGTGAGCCAGTCTCCAGCGGAGCCATTGCCCGCGCCAGACGCTCAACCAGACGCGCCAGCTTCTCCATGTCACGGATGAGATAACGCTTAAAGGCTTTCTGGCTGTTGTTGAGCCTGTCACCAGCACGCTTAAACTGATGTGCGTCGTACTTCAGACCCATATGTTTGCCCCTACTTCCAGATGCCCAGGGCGCCCACGCAGTCCCCAGCGACGATGCACGCTGGATACCTTCAGCTTTTGCCCCTCCAGAATGAGAACGTCATCAAGCTGTACTGCGGCCTCAAGTGGGATCACCAGAACAGCATCGAACAATTCCAGATTCGCTTTACCGCGACTGCCGGAGCTGTCCGCACGTACCGATGACTTCTCGTTACTTTGCTCAAACTTAACGACGCCGACGTTCGTCTTCCTGACGAACTGCAATTGCGCTTCACCGTAGACGTTCTTCGAACCCAGACGGTAAATCGCTATCTCTGCTTGCCATGAAATGTTCATGCACTCTCCCTGTGGTTGGCAGCCGCACTCATTACCAGGCGAAGGCGCGATTGCTCGTCTTGAGCCTTTCGACCAGAAGTAAATAATGCGACTGGCGTTACGCACGGCGAACAATCATGCGGTTATTGATGTAACTGACCAGCAGTCGCCAGGTACTGCGAGCCACATGCACATTTGCCGCTTTGCCGGTGCGGTACATATTGGTCGTTTCACCAATGGACTCAGACAGAATGCCGTCCTCGCGGGCTGCCGCTACGTCATTACCGTTAGCGATTTCGCAGGCTTCATTAACCACGGCCAGCATTAATGCCTGTTTGAAGTAGTCCGGGAACTCGTCGAATTTCTCCGGCGTCATCTGCCCCCAATCAATCAGATCGTGACGATATGCCCCGTCAGCGCCCCACGGAATGTCATAGACGTTCAGCATGTTTTGCGGGCGGTCGTAACGGTCGAAGTCGATACGCAGGACTTTGCGGATTGAGAACGGCAGCGTTTTGACGCGTCTGGTGGCCTCAATGAGACGTTTGCGCATCAGCCCTTCGCCATCAGCTAACAGGGTGTCGCCGTTCAGCATATCGATAGCTTGCATCTGGGCGTCTGCGACCGTTGCGAATGACTGGCCTGGAATTGACAGCTCGAAGCTATTTAGCAGAACGTACATCTTGCGCTCTTCATGCGTCAGCCCGGATGCCACCGCTTTGACAATGACGTGTCGCAGATCGCGCTCTTTATCTGAAAGCAGGTTGTGTTCGGCCGACACGACAACCGGAATGGACATCTGCCCCTCAGTAATATCGAGAGGTTCGTTATCGACGATGATCGCACCAGCGCCATCTCTGACGGTATACGTGGCCGACTCAATATCCAGAACGTTAAATGCAAACGACAGGGAAACTGCTTCCCCGCTACGGTACGTGTCGATCTGCGCCATTACTCACCGCCCTGTGCTTTCAGGATGCCTTCGATCATTTCAACGATGCCTTTGGCTTTCACCCCAATCTGGTTGCCGATCTGACGCAGACCCGCAATACCTTCGCAGTCCGCAATCGACTCCAGCTCTTCACGAGTAAAGCGCTGTACCGGTTTGGTTTCCGCTTCAGCTGTACCACGTTTCATTGGCACAATATCCGGGGCCGCCGTCTCGACAATGTCGTCCGCAGTCAAATCATTGCGACTGCTGTATGCGGCAGAAGGAGATACATTTTTGCCTTCAACGGTAGTGGCACGCATGGAGGCACAAATCCGCTGCTGATCGATGAATGGCAGTTCGGCAACCGAGATGCCGTCGACAAACTGGATACCGCAGAGAATGCCCGTGTACCCCAAAAACTGAGGCTCCAATAAACGAATTTTTGCTGGTTTCATTCTTCTTCTCACTTAATGGGCGGCTATGCCGCCCATGTGTTGGTTACGCAGCCGGTGCTGCGGTCACTTCAACGGTCGCAGTCGCTTTGTGGCTGCCGTCTTCCGTGGTGACTTCGATAGTGGCAGTACCAACTGCTACGCCAGCTACGTTACCGTTCTGGTCAACGGTCGCTTTGTCGCTATTTTTGGAAGTCCAGGTGACTCTTTTGTTGGTTGCGTTTGACGGCTGTACATCAACACGCAACTTGACCGATTTCCCCTTCTCAACGGAGGTAGAGTCTGGCGTTACGGTAACGGACTCCACGCTGACAGGCTTAACGGTCACTTCGACTGACGCAGAAAGCTGAGTCTGCTTATCGGTGGCGGTGATCTTCACTTTGCCCGGAGTCACGCCAGTAACCAGACCCGTACCGCTGACTGTGGCGACCTGGTCATTGGCCGACGTCCAGGTGAATGAATCTGCGCTTTTGCTCATAGTGATACCTGCACTAAGTTGAACGGTTTTGCCCACCAATACGGACGGCGCAACCGGTGTAATGGTGACAGATTGAGTGAACGGAATTGCCCGGAAGCAAGCCGCAAGATGGTTCTGCTGGCGCTCGCTCAGAGGCTCGTTGGAGATGGAATTGGTGAATCCGGCACGGCACATATGCCCCGTGAAATCCGCAAACGCCTCTTCCGTGATCTTCATCTTTTGTTCTGGCATTTCTCGCTCCTACAAAAAGGGTGGGCGTATAGCCCACCCCTAAACGGTAGATAATTACTTACCTACTATACTGATCAAATTTTTACGTTGGTCAGTGCGGCGATAGCCTTGTCGTGCTTGTTCGCCAGAGAGCAGTACCACTTAACGCGGGTACGGGTTGCGTCTTTGTTCTGAACAGTACCGATGTTCTCAACAACGATACCGGCGTTTTCACCGCCATACAGACCAGTCACACCGTTCTCTTCGGACAGGTGCAGGCAGTAAATGCTTGCTTTGCCCGCGTCAGCCGGGATGAAGTCGTTCACGATGAACGGTACACCGTTGTGGCACAGCATCGGACGACCGAAGTTTTCCATCATGATTTCAGACGGGCCGATGTTTACGGTGCGCAGCAGCGCGCGGTAAGCACGCAGGTGCTCGGAACGCATCATGATGCAGTCTGCGCCCAGATCTTTCACCGCGTCGACCAGCTCGTCGAACATGGAGAAGGTCATGGAAGCGCCTTCGATATCGATCTTCTGATCGTCGTGCATCAGCTTCGGAATACCGTCGAACGCTTTGGTGTTGGTGCTGGAGTCGCCCAGAATCAGGTTGCGGCGGAATGCGCGAGCCAGACCTTTCACCTTCTGACGAACCTGGATTGCCAGCTGGTTGTTGGTGTCGGACATAGTGGTCGCCAGGAATTTGTCGACGTCTACGTCGCCTGCCAGGATACGCAGCTTCGCAACATGTTCGGTGAAGGTTGCAGCGCCTTCGGTGATGGTGTCGTTCACATCGATGAAGGTTGCTTCGCTCAGGGTAGCTTCGCGGTTGTAGAGGTATGCCTTAGAATTAATCTTCATGAAAGGCAGAACAGCGAACAGGTCATCGCGATCGATGATGGTCTCGATCACACCCTGCTCAAGTTCGTTGTTAGACAGCTTTTCAGCTTCATCACGCAGTAATGGCATCTTTCATTTCCCTATGATTTAAGATGTTACTTGAGTCCGATTTTCCCCAGACCGGAGGTCAACTTATCCATAGTCGACTTGCTCTTCGGCTGGTTTACTTTGTGGGTCGGTTTGCTATTGGAACCAGCACCCTGCTTGGCTTCGCTGCGCAACAGTGCGTCAGCTTCCGGATCTGCACGCAGAATGCGCTCAATCGCGGATTCGAACGGTAACGGTTTGCCTTCACCGTCAACCAGAACTGCACGTTCTTTCTGACCGGCTGGCTTATCAAAGCCCACAACACTACCGTCTTCACCCACTTCGAAATGAGAGCCGTAGATAACGCGAGCCTTAGCCGGAGTCATCAGAACTTTGTCACGCAGGAAGGCAGAGCCGCTGAAGGAAGCGCCAACCGTCATTTCGACCAGTTGAGCCTTCAGTGCGGCGTTCTCGCTCTCCAGAGCGGAGTAGCGTTCGTCGCGCTGTGCCAGTTCAGCTTGGTGCGCTTCGATCATCTGCTTTTTCACAGCATCGAACTCACCACGGCGTTCCAGTTCAGCCTGCTCCGCCTCCCGACGTGCGGTTTCTGCGGCTTGTTCAGCTTCGAGAAGCTGGCGAGCACGCGCCGGGTCAATATCACCGTACTGAGCCAGCTGATCGGCCAATGTGCGCTCTTTCTCCTTGCGCTTCATGTTCTCTTTCAGCAGGTCAGCACCGGCTTTCTTGGACTTACGCAGTTCTGCCAGCAACTCTTCCTGAGTCATACCGGCATACTCGTCGTCGTCACCCTTCGGTTGCTCTTTTTGCTCGCCCTGTTTGCCTGGGTCTTGATTGCCCTGCTCATTGTCTCCAGCAGGAGCACCGCCACCAGCGCCGCCGCGCTCATGCGCTTCAGCTACATCCATCAGGCCACGACGGGCCATAAGCATTTGCCACAGATTCATAGAAATTCCTTTTCGTTACTTATCACTCGGTCTCTTGAGTAGATGAGTCCCCATTCCCTCGGGGTTGATCTTGCCCGCTTTCTTGGGCTGTATCTCGATCATAAGTAAGTACTGACTTATTTTCAAGGGTGTTAAGATCATTTTTTGGAGGAAATTTCAAGAGATCTTTTTGAAATTCCTTTTGCATCGCCTCGGAAATGTTCGGGAAGACCTTCTCGATGAGCATTTCCATCTGATGACGACGAACAGAATCAGGCGCCTGGAGCAGCGACAGTTTCTCAGCAACGGCAAACTCGTCAGTCAGACCGCGAATGTCGAAACTTTCCGGGTACGCGATCAGAGAGTGGTCTTCATCCAGTTCGACACCCATCCACTTCGCTGCCAGCTGCATCATCTGGCGCTCTGCCCTTTCGAGACGTTCTGCTTTCGTCACCAGCAGACTGTTAACACGCTGGAAGTCGTACATCTTCGCTGCGCCCGAAGAGTTATCGATGCCCTGTGCGTTATCCTGCTTGGTTCGCTCACCTGCCACGCCAACGGAATGGTAGATCTCGTTAATCACCGTCTTAATCGTGGTGATAATCATCTGGGCCTGTTTCGGGTCCGGAGACAGGTAGAATGGCTGATTACCGCTCTCAGAGTCGAAGGTGAAGACGCGCTTTGTCCCCATTTCAAGCACTTTGGTGTGGTTTTCATCGCCCGGCAGCAATGACTGAACCGGGATCGCCAGCTGGCTGAATGTCTGATCCTGAATAATCGCGTCAAGGTTCGACAGGTAGTTGGCCACGGCGCGATCAAGATAGGCAATATCGTCAATCAACGACGGGCTGAAATACGGAGACTCGCTTTCACCAATGCAATCCACCGGGAACACCGGCACCACGCCCAAATTATGCTGGCCGCTATCCTCCAGAACGACTTTGGCCTGACGGCGACCGCTATTTCCGGAACCTTTCTTCACTTCTTCACGGAACAGATACCACTCGTTTTGCGTCCACAGACGGTAACGCTGGTATTCCTGCCCGGTTGACGTGAACGGATCTTCGTCGTCGCGCGCGATTTCAACAATCAGCGCCCACAACATATTGCCGTCTTCATCCCAGGCAACATCAAGCAGCTGCTGCGGCGAAATCCAGTAAGCGTAGGCACGCGCATCATTTTTCTTCTCGTCTGCAACAGACTCAACATCGACGTTCATCGTGCTATCCACGACAACCCAGATACGGCCATAAATGGATGATTGCAGATCGATAGCCGCCATAAACGCATCGATGGAGGCGTTCTGGCGCGTGGCTCGCTTCCAGAAATTGCGGATCTGCTCCGGTGCTTCATCAGTGTTGCGGTGAATGACCTCTTTGAAGAGGTATTTGTTGATGAGGTTTACCACTTCGCGCGTATGGTTGAAGCGATAAGCGCGTTCCAGGCGCTCTTTGAACTCCTGATCGCCCTCTTTGAAGTAACGGAAGATATTGTCGTTGAACCAGGCACGCCCGCCAGCGTAGGTGCTGGCGAGGAAGTCCCAATGTTCTTTTTTCTTCTCATATTCAGGGTGGCGTCGTGCCACAAGGTCTTTGATTTGCTTGTCAGTCAATTCCATTTGATTTTCCTTTCCACTTAGGTATGTACTTACCTATCTAGATCCACCAAGAATAACACGATTTTTCACCGGATACCTACGATGAACCGGATAACCCAACGCATCCGCACTGTGTTCGATGCCGCCAGTCTTATCCATATCGCGTGAGCCTGGCTTGTAGATCACCTTCTCCAGCGAGTCGATGAGGTGTTTGCACTTCGGATCGATGTACAACCGGGTTTCGCCCGAGGCACTCATCAACATGCGGTTCACTGCGTTAACACGGTCTGCGATCGGCGGGTGCTTCTTCGGATAATCGACTCGAAGGAAACCTTTTTCCTTGAAGATATCGACGTCCGATTCGCCGCGTGCGTGCTGGCGATACGCACCAGCCGGGTCAGGGAAGATAGTGACCTGAGACTTCCAGCGCCAGAAACGGCGCTCCAGCTCATCACACACTTCAGCCGTGTTGGAAGAGAACAGCACAACCTCGTCCACGGCCCACAACTCGCCATTTGGCTGCGGCTGCAGGATGACCGATGACATAGGGTCGATGTTGAAGTCCTGACCAACCCAGATCGGCAGTTTCGGATTGAACTGGAGTGGCTTCACATGCACATTGCGGTCGAACGGGTAGTAAACGCGTCCGGACATGTTTTCGAAGCTGGCCAGGTATTCCTGTGCGAACGATTTAGGGTCCATATCGTTCTTCGCTGCTTCGATTTCCGCGCTCGGTACGAACGGAGAATCAGCCGTAACAAACTGCCAGCTCTTCCACTGCCCCTTGCGTTGCAAATCTTTGTTCTGACCGATAGTCCACAGCTTGTGGAACTCGGAGAAGCCTTTTGGCGTACCGATGATCAGCGCACCGCCACGGGTAGAGGACAGTGTCGGACGCAGTACCTTGTACCAGGTGTCCGGCTTCATATCCTGAAATTCATCGAGCACCACAAAGTGCAGTGCCACACCACGAAGCGTATCGGGCTTATCCGCACCTTTCAGCGCGATTTCAGAGCCGTTCTTCAGCACGATGGTCATCGTGGTGTCGTTTTTCTTACGAACCCATTTACGCGGCAGAACTTCCTGCAGGTCATCCCACAAGATCTGGCGAGCCATCTGGTACGTCGGTGCGACGTACCAGACACGTTGCTTCTTCTCTTTGGCTGCCGCGCGGATGATGGTGGAGATCGACAACCGGGATTTACCCCAGCGTCGACCCGCACACACCACTTTGAAACGATGTGGCGACTGAAAGACTTGCATCTGCCCAGAATGCAGCTGTACGAGACTCAGAGACGACGGGATGGCCATAGTTAGACGCTCCCATCACTTTCATCACCAGACGCGTCAGAATCGCCCTCTGCTTCGCTCAGTGCTTCCTCTTCGAGTGACTCAAGCAGATCGTCATCAATCAGATCCGGCTCATCATCTTCCTTACGCAGCTGCGCCACCTGGGAAGGCGTAAGTTCGCCAAATACCAGGTTCGGGATTTCGTCTTCTTCGTTCTCAGCGCGATCCATACCGAGCGCTTTCGAGGATATTTCGAAGCACTTAGCGAGTGTGCCGCTGGCACGCTGGAGACTCTTCAGGTCATCTTCGATGGTTGCGAGTGGCTTGCCGTCCTTCTTGGCTGTGGCCACCTCATGCATCACCATCCGACCGAGTGCGAATGCCCAATCGTCGTAACGAGTCCGGCGCTCTTCGATTTTCTCTGCACGCGCCTTCGCACGCAGCTCTGCGTCGGATTTGAGCGACTCGCGCACCATCTTCCCAACGGAGTCCGCGCCTTTCTCTAATCCACGCTTTTTGAAATGTCTGGAGAGCGTTTCACGACGAATGCCGTACTCTTCCTCCAGCTTGGAGAGGGTGTATTCGCCGGAAGTCCACTTTGCTTCGGCTTCTGCCCACTCAGCTGGTGTCAGGCGAGTTTTGCTCTCGTCTTTTTCTACAGTCATAGATCCCTCTAAAACACTCAGAGCGCATCCTTGCGCTCCTAAACAACTTGTTTAATTCAGTGCCTAACCAATTTGTTTTCTGGGTGTTTAAAACCGGGCTGGGGAGTATTCAGAACCTGCTTCCGTATATATTTAATAAGTCACTTAGTATTTATATATACGGAAGCAGGCTCTCAAACTGGCTCCCAGACCGACTTACATCACCAGTAATTTGGCTCTGGCACGACCTAACGTGGTCAGCCCCAGCGTGCGACGGTGGTAGCCGGAATCACCGCGCTGGCGGCACATTCCTTTCTCCACCAGCCCCTTCTTCACCAGTGCGCGGATCGAGAACTGCATACTCTGTTTGGTCGTTTTGTACGGCAGCACTTCCAGTAGCTCGTCCAGATCGAGCAGATGCCCACGCTCATGGCCTAAATTGATGGTTTTGATGATGTCTTTTTGTTTGTCGGTCAACGTCATGGCAAATCCTTATGCCGGTAATGCAATTTCAAGAGGTTTATTCAAAGGCTGTTTGTCGAATGCCAGCAGTGGCAGCGTGTCCGGCAGCTGACGACCAAAGTCCGGGTTTCGGTACACGCCATACAGCGGAGACGTGAAGCTCAGGTTGTGAATGTCCTTGAGCAGCTTCACGATGCTGGCCTCGTCCACCAGGCTGTCGGCAATGTCCTGAATCGTCGTGCCACGATTACGCCCGGCTTTGGCCAGGGAACTGTTCTTGTGGTAGTCAGCGACCAGATCACGCAGCGCACGACGACGGCGAGACTCACTCATGGCGAACAGCTCTTTGACGATCGCTTCGTTGTCGCCAGGGTCAGAACGGAAATGACGCTGGAAGACGCGCAACGCACTCTCATAGCTCTTCGGACGCTCCGGACGGATGAACTGGAACCCTGCTTTCATGGCGAACGGGTTGTATTTGCTCATCGACGACTGGATCTCGATGATTGGCCGGTCGTGCATCCTGCTAACCAGATTAATCATTCGATAGGAGACGCCGACACCGCGGTACTGAGTGTCAACAACGGAACGGCTGATCACCGCAAAGTTGTTGTTCACGTACCGGCCCCAATACTGGTTGGCCACGGTGGTATTGGTGGTTGGCTTCAGCTTAGGAAACATGCGATGGCGAGGCGCCAGCAGCAGTTTCGGGTAAGCCATAACCACGACGCCCACCAGCCGGTCGTCCAGTTCGCAGCGGTAATACGTTGGCGCGAACGGCTTACCATCCGTCTTGTAGTGCAGCGACTTCAGCGCGTGCCAGTCTTCAACCGTGCCTTTGGTTACGGTCATACGCTCCAGAAAGTCCAGATGACGCGGGAACTCTTCCGGGCGGTAGCGTTTGATGATGATGCCTGTCATGTCGATCACCTACGCTCGATATTGGCATTGATGAAGTCCAGGCGAAGCGATTCCATCGCCCCAACCATGACGTATGGACGCCCACCGTTATGCCAGCAATCCAGCACACTGCCGTCGTTGTTGATCATCAGCAGTGCCAGGCTCTGGCTTTTGCCTTCTCTGGCGTACTGGAGTGCTTCTTCCAGCAGGCGGATGACTTCAACGTTGTTGTTGTCAGCCTCTTTCGATGGCTTCAGCTCTACGATCTTCAAATCAGGCATATTCCACCTTCACGCGTTCTTTGTAGTGCTTGGTGATCTGCATATCCGGGCGCAGCGCGTTCTTCAGGTCTTCGTGGGTCGTCGCCACCATTACCGTCGCGCCAACCTTTCGGGCGGCACGCTGGAGGTTCGACGCCACAACCTGGGCGGTTACGCGGTCGAGAACAGCGCCAAATTCGTCGGCTGCCCAGACTTTGGCGCCTGACTCGATCAGCTTGGCGATCTTGAGACGGTATTTCTGACCGTCAGACATCTCGGATGGCTTACGCACAAAGAGATAGGCGTCATTCAATCCCGCCATAGACAGCAGCCCCAGCGCTTCGCTGGTGGTTTTGCCCAGCTGGTCAATGACGTTAACCTCATTGTCGAAGGTAAAGTCATCGATGGAGGCTACAGAAAGCCCTTCATCCTTCATCTGGCGTTGCAGCTCGCGCAGCACAACGGATTTACCGGAACCGGATTGGCCGGTGATGTACACCACATCGCCCTGCTTCACTTCCAGCTCCAGATTGTCGTAAAGCGTCCACTCTTTTTCGTCCAGGCCAAGACCGAACGATTCGGCAATCTCCAGCGTGCGCGTGGTTTTGTTCACGCGGGTCTGAAACGATACGTTGATGGTGTATTTGCTCATGCAGCCAGCTCCCCAGAAGAAACTTTCTCCGCATACGCCACGAAAGCGTCTACCCCGCTCTCTCCCGTGATTTCTTCCATGTGGGCAAGCAAATCCCCAACCACAATGGCAGAGCCAGCAGGGAGCGTTTTAAAGCCCAATACGTCGATGACGCGGACTTCTTCAGAGGCTACTTCGCGACTGATCTCGGTGTGCTCTTCTTTCTGGCGTTCCGTCTCTTCGCCCAGATCGAGCACCAGAGAGCCGGTTTCCATCTCTTCGGTCATGCTGCCGACAAGCACGTTCAGCTCGCGCTCTTCAAAACCGAAGACCTCGACGTCGCCCAGCACCAGGGATTCCAGTTCCTGCTGCAATTTGATGGCGTCGTAGTCAATACTGGCCAGGCGGTTGTCTTCCAGACGCTTTGCCTTCACTTCTTCTTCGCTCAGATCGTCGCGAACGATGACCGGCACACGCTCCAGACCAGCCAGAAGTGCAGCCTCACGACGACCGTGGCCAGTAATGATGACGTCATGCTTGTCGACCGTGATCGGCTGGTCAAAACCGCGCTTTTTGATGGCGGCCGCCAGGTCGCGGATCTGCTGTTCGTCATGTTTTTTGGCGTTCATCTCATACGGGATGAGTTCTGCCGGGTTTCGATAGACGATTTCAAAGTTTTTGGTCATTACATACGCTCCTTGTAGTAGTCGACCAGCCACACCAGGGCTTCCCCGGCGTTCTCCATTTCGTTACCGGTATTGATTCCCTGCTCTTTGATGATGGTTTTGATGGTGTCGGCGACGCGATCTGACGCATCAAACGTCACTTTGAAGCGCATCGTCTGGTGTTCAGCGCCGACTCGCTCGGTTTTCTCGCGTTTGTCCTCATCGACCGGCTCGTCATCGCCACGGGAGAGCGCTTCCAGCGCTTCAAGATCGATAACGGACGCTTTGGCGAGTGTTGCCGCCATTTCGTCGTCATACGGGGCGATATCGGACAACCGGTAGTCGATTTCAGACTGGATTTCTTCGATTAAGCGCTGCAAAGCGACCTGATCGTCTTCGCCGTAGCGCTCGTTATCGACCAGGGACATCTGTTTGGCCACCAGGTCGTTAATTTTGCCCACGGAGATGACGGGAACCGTTGAAATGCCCTGCTCCATCGCGGCACGCCAGCGGTGTTCGCCACCGAGGATCTCAAAAACGCCCCCGTCCAGCTCCCGCGCCAGAATTGGCTTAAAAAAGCCCAATTTTTCGATAGAGCCTTTCAGTTTTTCGAAGTTTTGCGCCCCAACGGAGTTGGTATTCCAGGGATTCGGACGCAGGTTCGCGACTTCCACCTGCAGAATCGTAATTTTCACATCCATAATTCTGATACAATCCATTGTATAAGTACTTACTCACTATAATAGCCAATTACCATACAAAAGGCACGAAGGAAAGAGGTTTATGACAGTTCGGATTGTATCGAATGCAGTCAATGCGCTGATTTCTGGCGCTGATGACAACGTGAAACGGCTCGTTCAGGAGATGTTGAGCTATGAAGTGGAGGCTGGTGACTGGAAAGGAACCAGCACGATGTTCAACTGGAGTAAAAACGCGTTCCCGGCTGGGTTTGCGAAGCCAGTAGCGGCCAACCTTCTGAAAGCTGGCATCAAATGCGTGCATGTGCGCAAGGAAAAAGCCCCCGCGCTGGGTAATCCGAACCCGGTAGTTAACCCATTCCCGTATAACCCGGACTATGCGTATCAGGATCAGACTGTGGAAACACTGGTGCGCGAAGGGATGATGATTGCCCAGATTGCGACGGGTGGCGGTAAATCGAACGTAGCGTGTAAGGCAGCTGCTCGCATTGGTCGTATGACGCTGTTTTTAACCACGCGCTCGGTTCTGATGTTCCAGATGGCAGAGAACTTCCAGAAATCCATCGACTACCGCGCGGAGAATGGCGAGCCGTGGTTGAAAGGTCAGAAAGTTGGGGTGATTGGATCTGGTGAGTTCCAGGTCTCGCGCCATATCAACGTTGCCACGGTGCAGACCCTGGCCAGTTTTCTCGAAGAGCCACCGCGCGACGCATCGCCGGAGAAAAAACAGTACCACCTGAAGCGCCGGGAACTGGTTAAGCGCTTTCTGTCCAGCGTTTCTCTGCTGATTCTGGAAGAGGCACACGAATCATCTGGTTCAAACTTCTACGATATCGCCAGGTTGTGCATCAATGCCGATTACCGTCTGGCGCTGACAGCTACGCCGTTCATGAAGGACTCGACCGAGGCAAATATGCGTCTCATGGCCGTTGCCGGCCGCATTGAGATAAAGGTAACGGAGAAATATTTGATCGATCGAGGTATTTTAGCGAAACCATACTTTCTATATCATAAAATCGCGTACACTCCAGACGAGGTGCGGATTAGGGCCGAACTTGCTTCGAAACACCTGAACTTTCGGGTTGGAATGAGTACGGCTTACCAGAAAGCCTATCAATTAGGCATCGTTTACAATCTGGGCCGCAACGAGGCTATTGTGCGCGAAGCGTTAATGTACAAAAGTCACGGTCTGAACTGTATGACGCTGGTTCGTTTGAAGCGTCATGGTCAGATTTTGATGGAAATGATGAAGGAAAGCGGCCTGAAGGTCGATTTCATCTACGGAGAATCAAACCAGACTACCCGACAAGCAAAGCTCAACAGTCTGGCGGCAGGCAAGATAGATGTTCTGATTGGTTCAACCATTCTGGATGTTGGTGTCGACGTTCCAAGCGTAGGGGCGGTGATTCTGGGTGGTGGCGGCAAAGCCGAAGTTGAGATGCGCCAACGTGTTGGTCGCGGTCTTCGAGCCAAAAAGAATCAGGCTAACGTGTGCTTTATTACCGACTTTATCGACGTGAGCAACAAATATCTCATGTCGCATTCATATGAGCGGAAGCACATTATCGATACGACGCCTGGGTTTGCCGAGGGCGTATTGCCGGTGGGTAGCACATTCGATTTCACTGTTTTGAATAGAGAGTAAGCATGAGCGAGAAACGCGCTATACACTGCCAGGTTCAGTTAACCGAAAAAGCAAACGACAAGCTGGAAACCTTTCAGAATCGACTGCGTGAACGCAATATTAAGCTGTCAAAGGCAGACATCATCAATCTGGTGCTGTCCAACATGACGATGGCTGATTTTGATAAGGCAGCTACGTCATTAGAGGCTTCTGCAAAGGCCCGTGAAAAGGTCATGAAGATTTACGAATCCTCTGGCATGACCAAAGAAGATCTGGCCGATATTCTCAAACGTCTCGATTAAGCATTAAGGGCGTCGCAAGACGCCTTGTTCGTTGAAGTGATAAGGATTTAGTTCAAGCCATGAAACACGTTCTACTTCCACTGATTACCATCCCCGTTTTACTCCTGAGTGCATGTTCATACCGCCCTGTGTCTGTAGCCGATGCAAAACCGGCGCCGCAGGCCAGAGTTTTCAAATACCAGACGTCTGCACCAACCACGCTGGTGGTTATGAGGGACAAAGGTATGATAGGTGCGGGCTGTGACGCACTGAACCCTGCTCGTCAGGAACGCGAGACCATCACCAAAGCTGGCGAGACGAAAGTCTTCCGGGTGTTCACCAGCAACGCAGGTGACATCGATATCCTACCAACGACACTGTGACGATATGACGAATATTACTGACATCACCTACGGGATTCCTGCAGAAGTCTGGCCGCGCGATTACACCAACGTGGAGAAGGCGCTGATGTTCTGGCGTAAGTCTCTCATTCCTGTAAGGGTCACGATGGAAGATGGTCAGGTGTTCTGCATGTACGTTCAGGGTCTCATGTCGTCGCGCAACAAAGTCGATCTTTGCCCTGCCCCGTTCGACAAAGAAAATCGTATAAGGCTCCCACTTGAGCGAATCAGTACGATTGAATCAGGTGTGACAGAAGGCATTGCGCACGATTTCACGGGTCGGACAACGGTACACCCAGACTATGTGGACAATCGGCCATCTCGCCGTGATTTCTTCAAAATTTGTCGCCAGGCTCATGAGATGCAGAAGTCTATAAGGGTCTACATGGCGGATGGCCGTGAACTTGAAGGTGTGTCTTCAGGCGTTGACGCTTGTCAGGTCACACTCAGCGTTGGCGATGGTCGGAAGATGGTCGTCATGTTCGATTGGGTTGAACGAATTTTACCGTTTTAAGTTATGAAAGCGATTTTACTATCCTCAATTCTTCTCGCATCGTCCACGGCAGCCTCAGCTATGGACTATAAACCAGTTATTCAGTCACTCATGAACGACGTCTGTTCGTCATCGGACAATGTGTCGATTTGCATGTACCAGTTCGCAGCCGCTGTCAAAGCGGGAAAGACAATTGGAGAGAGTGCCCAAAACTGTAAGGGGCGTTCGGCTGACCAAAGGGAGATGTTGGAGTGTGATGCCAGCGAGTCATCGGCACACTTCGTCGATGCACTCTTTGACACTAACCGAAAAATTGTCGAGTCTGCTCAATAAATCTATAAGGGTAATAACCGGCTAAGTCCGGTTATTATTTTACGTGTCACTTCCCGTTATATTTATTTCACCCACCACGATTCCAGTTTAAATATATAAGGGTGATTGACCGAATAGGGAATTTATTTAGGCAACACCTTCGAGAAAACGCGATTTATTTCTAAGACTTTGATTTTTATTGAAGAAAATTTTTTTTCGTTCCCGTGTAAAAAACTCTTGATTTTAATTTCTGTATATCGATAATTAGTCACATCGAAAGCGAACACGCTAACGATAAACAAATAACAAATTAAGTTATCAATATTACATAAGGATTAATATCATGTCTAACGTTGCTATCTCTAAAAAATCCATCATCGACGCTGCTGTAGTTATCGCTAACGAATTACAAGTAGCTGCCAACAATGCTACTCAGACTTATAACAATCATTATCAGAATGGTACGCACACAAAAGCAGATAAAGCCAACATGCTTGCAGCGACTACTAAACTGGCTTATTTCACCAACAACGTTTTAAACGCTGTTAATGATGATAAACTGGTTGGCGTGTTTTACTACGCGATTAAAGCAAGTAAACAAGCGCCAGAAGTGTTTTTCCGCGAAGCTATGACAAATAGCTATTCTCTCGAAAAATTGGTTTATCTGGTTAAATCTATCAAGTCTGGTAAATGCGTTTATTCCGTCGCTGATATGTCCGGATCTCGCGTATTCGCATTAATCGAAATGATTAATGATGAATTAGAAACATTCACAAATGGCGCTGTATTCGATTTAATGAATGAAGCTAAAAAAGCATGTGAGATTAAATTAGACGCTGGCTATACGCAAGCAAACCAGTTAATTAATCTTTGTGAACGTCTCGGACTGGTCGAGAAGATCAAAGGAATGGGCGCAGCGAAAAACGGATCGCAACAATATCGCTTTATTAAGAATGATTTTTATAACTATCTGTCTGATGCTTTCAAAGCGTAATTAGATGGATATAGCGCCCACTATGGGCGCTATTTTTAAGGATAAAAATCATGATTAGTTATGACCAGATCCGCGCGGAATATCGCGCAAAATATCGCGCTTATAAACTTGAATTAATCGACGACTTAAAAGCGCAACGTGACAAATTAAATTTTACGTTTTCTGATTTGCTTAACAGTAAAAGAGACTGTAAGCGCAAGCGTGAATATTTGCGCTTGTCTGAAATGATCGGAAAACTGCAAAACAGCATTTAAGCAATAGCGCCCACTATGGGCGCTTTTTTCGTTTCAAGATCCGCACATCATAACGCGCCATTGTTGGCGCGTTTTTTGTCTGAAGTCAGCCAAAACAGACCCAAAATAAGCGCCATAAATGCGCCAATTTAACGCGTTTTTATGTGTGGTGGTACATACCCATTACCCACAATAAAATCACGTTATAGCGCGTTTTACAGCGTTTTAGCGCGTGGATTATTTTGTCGTGTCGTGGGCGTGATCGTCTGGCGATAGCTGGCGACGTGATCCGCGCTATCCTTCGGGACGTGTCGGCAATGTTGGCGCTATCCGTGGGCGCTCGCGTATCATTGGCACGTTAGCGCGACGTGTACGCGCTTGCAGTGGTTTACCCACGGATTCACATAATCACATAGCGAAAGCTATCTGGATGGCTCAGGGGCTGAAACCCACCAGCGCTACCCCAGCGCCCCTGCGATATTTTCTGGCAGGATTCTGGGCTTCTCCCGCTCTGTTTTCTACATAAAGGCAAACCCAGCCGTTTCCCGAAAATTCCCTGGCCGTTTCCCTTCGGTTCCCCGAACAGCCCTCTGGCCGTTTCTGAAATTCCCTGCGGCAGCTGGTGGACGAAAAGAAAGGGGCGTTTCCAGCCCCTCCCCTCTTACTTGCCATTCAGGATGTGAATGCGGTTCTTTCCGTACACCTCTTTCACGTATTCCCCGCACGAGACACTCCACGAGTCGATTCCTGCTTCGTAGGTGACGTTTTTGCACTTGATGGCATTGTTGGCGATACGCATCCCCTCCCCCACTGCTTCCTGTTCGCTGAAGTCGAACCCGGATTCTGTTTTAACCCATAGCGCGATCTGCGTGGCGAACTCGATGAGTTTTGACTGGCAGAAGCGACCGCTGCGTACCGGGAAGATGAATACGCCAAATCCCGAAGTGGAGACATACGCTTTTTCAAATACGCGTTTATGGCGACGGTTGCAGATAATGTCATTGGTGATCTGCTGTTTCTCTTTCCCGGACAGCTCGATGGTTACATTGTCACGCCAGGCGCCCAGCACGCTTTTCTCGTCATCAGAGAACGTCACAGAAATATGGCCATGCGCAGGGGTGTTAACAGTAGCGATAAAGTTCATGGTGATAATCCTTTAAACAACTTGTTTTCTTGTTGGTTTAATTATCGCTACGCGCATAAGGCGTCCAAGCGTTCTGTTCCGGCAGCTGGTGGCCGGCAGGGAGTCGGAGGGTTGTTCGGTAGCCTGGCGACAAGAGGTGGGTGTTTTTAGCCTGCGGGAACAGGATGGTCATTTAAGGCCACCAGCATGAGTGGCCTCGTCCTCTTAGTGGAGCAAACCGACGTCGATGGTATCGCCGGAGCCATCCACGCGGATCATCAGCATGGCGAAGGCATTTAATGGGTAGCCTGCGTGCCAGTCCGGGAAGCGGTCATCGCGCATGAAGTCGGCAATGTCATAAACGCTGTCTTCAAAGCGGAAGAAGCGGGCATCACATTGTTCGTCCTGTTCAACGTGATCCATTTCCTGCTGCTCTTCCGGCGACAGGTCGAGCCAGGATTCCAGCCATACGTTTTCAGCTTTAGGGGAGATAGTGAAATCGGTCATGTGCATATCCTCCATGCGTAAACATCTTGTTTTCTTGTTGGTGTAATTATCGCAATGTGGATAAGGCAAAAAACATTTTGTTATCGGGAATAAGAAAATGGCGCGGGGTACGCGCCATTGGAGGGATTAAGCGAATACGCTTTCCGGGATGTAGGTTTCAACCGGTTCGTTGGACACGATGCGCAGACCGTATTGTCCAAGCCAGGTGTTGCTCGGGTTCAAGTGGGAGGTGTACAGCTCGTCTGCTTTCGCCATCATCTTCTCAAACATCTCTTTGTTTACGCCGCGGAAATACGTTTCCAGTTTCAGCAGCATTGGTTCGGATGCGTTGCTGATGCTCTGGAAGCCTACGGTGTACACCCCATCCTCTTCTGTCCCGGTGCGAATCAGGTTGGTGGTGAGCACTTCAGTCCCGTTCGTGCTGTCACGCAGAATAGCGGTCAGTTTTGCAACTTTTCCGCCTGAGGTTGTTTCTGACGCATAGTACAAATCAAGAACCAGGTTTTCACGAATTACAGTCATTTTTGGTCTCCCTGTTGTTGACCTGATTATATTATTGTCATAGGTAAGCACTTACAATACAGGTAAGCAAAAAAGCCCCGAAGGATGGACGGGGCTGTCGTGGGGACGACTAATCGCTTTTGCACATGTCAGGCTGTCGCCAGGAGAGAGGCACGCTGGATTTCTTGCTGGGCTACTTTGTTCGCTTCCAGTAGCGCCTGTTCCAGCTCTCCTTCCGGCCAGATGATCTGTTTTGCCATCCACCCTCTTCCACTCTGGCGACGCACACTCATTACGTAACGCGTGCGGGAACCATTGTCGAACGAGACCAGCGTCTCTTTGAACAGGCGAATGGCAGTGCCGTTGGCGATGATATCGAGCAGGGTCAGCTGGCTCATTACGGTTGGTTTTTCTTTACGTGGCTGGCCCGCGCTCAGTTTGGTGATCATCGCGTTTTTCATAATTCACTCCGTAAACAACTTGTTTTCTTGTTGGTGTAAATAATACCAGCGAGAAAACGGCTACAAAGCATAGCGTTACGGTGCTGCGCTGCCCGGAGGTTGCAAACAGCAAAAAGCCACCGTGCTGGTGGCCTCACGCTTAATCTTCGTCGTCCGGGAACTCGATGTGTACCGCGTCCACCAGCTCCCGCTTTTCATCTTCACTCAGCAGGTGCCAGATCTCCTTCCCTTTGGGTGATTCCCCTTCAGCCGGGACGAACGACCACAACTTGCGGTACAACTCCGGCCCCACAGCATCCAGGCACTCAGCCAGGGAATCCACGCTCCACACCTCAACCATCACAGGCATCTTAATCATCTCTTCACCCTCACTTCGTTTCTGACGTTGTGCAGTTCCACGCGACGGACATTGGGTTGTCCTCGATATGGAAATCAAACGTCCCTTCTCTGTATCCTTCAGAGATGAGCGTCGCCACGCGACCAGCAACATCCTGAGAGCGGATAACGTCATCGAGGGAGATCTCACACTCGGAGGACGCTTCCTCGCCACAGAGGGTGATGCTGATATTCAGATGCTTGTACATGTGTTCCTCCTTTGTCTAAACACGTTGTTTTCTTATTGGTGTTATTATCGCAATAAGACATAGGCGAAAAAGGATTTTATGTCGGGAAAGCCAGGCTGGGCAGTGAGCATCCGGGAACGACACGAGAGCCAGTATTTACGATATTCTGCTCTACGCGCGCCGCAGGGCTGGTGGGCAGAATTTTCTTCTTCCCGAAAACCTACTGAAATTGCTTGAGACCCGAGGATGGTCTGGCAGAATGGAGTTCAGCAGCTGCACAAGAGGGAACGACACTCCCCCGCGATTTTCAGGCGAGCGAAGAGTAAGGCGCACTCCCGAGGATTTCCCGCACCGCTCCCGCAGCCGTCCCTCGCTCTGTACCGGGATGTACCCGTTTCCCGACCGGCAGCCAGCCTTTTCCCGGTTCGTATAACGGCACTCCCACCGTTTCCCTGAAAACCTCCAGCCTTTTCCCTGCGGCGACGCTCCCGTTCCTAAAAAGGGACATGGCCTTTTCCCTGGATGGCCCGAAGGCTGACCGAAGGGGGGTGGTAGGGACGTTACGGGGGATGAGAACTATGGCTTGAATTTCTACGGAGAAAGTAGCGATACCCCTCTTCCCCTTCCCACTTATACCTCCAGTTAAATCTCTACGGATTTTCTCTCCTATGAACGTGCAAACCTTCCCCCTGATAACGCTCTATACGGCTAGTATTCCTTTGGGTGAAATGGGTGGTTTGTTCTCTCTACCGGCATATGTGGTTTCGTTCTTCTTGAGGTGGTTCTTCTCTGTGTTTTCGTCTGGGTTGTTCTCGTCGTTTTGGTGAGTGTTCATCTCCGTGTATGGAGTAATGGCAGGTGCGCTTTTCTCTTCGTTTACGTGAAATGATGGAAGTGTGGGTAATGGCAGTAGGGCGCTTTAGTTGTTCTCCGCATATGAAGTAAAGGCGTTCCCTGCTATTCAGGAATTTGCGCTCTCTTCCGGGGTAATGGTGGGTAAACGAGATTGTGACGGTTCCTGTTCTGGTCTGGGTTTGTCCGGGGTTTCGTTCTGACTGTTCTTCTCCGTATATTGGGTAATGGCGTGTCTGGGTTCGCGTGCGCGAGCTGCGTTCTCGGTTGCCTGGGAATATTAGGTGGGTGGTCTGTAGCCTGGGGCAATGAGGTGGGTCTTTTCGGTAGCCTGACAGGAAGAGGTGGGTGTTTCCGGGATTGTGGGTAATGGCGTCTCTGGGTTTCCTGTGGGTGTGGTTAACTTGTTTTCTTATGCCTGAAAACAACTTGTTTAGACATCCAATATAACGCAACGGGAGCGCTTCTGAGCGCTTCTGTTTTTGGGTGGTATCACGAGTCGTTTTTGACGTTTTGGTCGCAGGGAGACGTTTTCTGGTGCGTAGGATTTTGGGTATAAGAGATGGCGTGCGAAAACGTCAACTTTTTAGACCAAATCAGGGGAAAGCGTTGACTTTACGTTGATGTGTTATTTTTTTGTTTTCTTATGGGTGTAATTAGTTTAAATGCCTTGTCACGCCTAGGCTGGGGTAGGTTGGAAAGGTGGGGAAAGTGGCGATCAACGGACTCTTATAGAAATCTACATTGTTGATGTAGTAATTGCTCTGAATATCAATATAGTTGTCATACCCCCTCAACAACTGGAGTTGTTATGAGTACGAGCGTTTGGACGTGGAAAGGGAAGTACTTCGGCTACATCAGCAATAACAATCTATATACCTATAGAGGAAAGCATGTTGGCAAATTTTCCGGTGATAACGTCTTTGACAGATACGGAAAATATATTGGCGAGATAATGAGTAATAACAGACTAATCACCAGTCGCCACAAAAGAAATCTCAGAGGTTCGAGTTTTACACCTTCCAACGGAGGCTCACGGGGTAGATATGCAAATTATAGCGGTTACGCGATGTACGCAGGCTATGAGGACTTCCCCCTGCCAGAAGAGTTCGAATGACTAAAGATCGTGCGTCCACAATTTGGACGCACGATAATTACCAATCCCATGCAGGCAGCCCATCCACCAGCTCGGCGTCGCAATCAAAGTGAACTGCGTCAAAGCCGGCATCCAGTACCTTCTGAATGTTCTCGATGGTTTGCCATGTGACGCCGTAATCACGTAGCTCTTCTTTCCAGTCGTTGCCACGCATACCTGCGCGGACAATCCATCCGTACTCCGTGCCGTGTACCCAATTCAGTCCACGATCTGTTAGTGGGTCGAAACAGATATTAGGCAGACACTCAGAGTCATGCTGTGTAACGTGGGCGGTGCTGATCACCGCCGTCTTATACGATTCGGTGATTTTCAGCATCATGCCTTCTCCTTTGGAAACAGAATGTCGGCCGTGTCAGAAATGACATCCCAATTCACGCCGACGCTGGCGTCATGGCACTCTTTGATTTTTCGCAAAACCTGAACGCACTGTTCGTCAGTCAGGTCTGGTCGCACTTCACCTACATCTTCCTTGTGCCACATCACCATCAGCAGCGGCTCGTCTTCTGGGTAGTTCTCCAGCTTTTCGATGATATCTTTTGCGGTTCCGAACATGATTAGCTCCTTAAACAACTTGTTTTCTTGTTGGTGTTATTATCTCAAATAACAAAAGGCAGAAAACAAGATGTTTAAGGGATGATTAGGTGAGTTTGAAGTCGTCTATGTCATCAACAAACTCCATATACCTGGCTTCGACACTAGACAGACTGATCAGATACGCAAGCCCGTAACTAAGTGAAGTGGGTTGCTCCAGCACAAATTCGAACCCATCATCATGCGTTTTGCCAAGCCAGAATCCCCCACCGTATTCTTTTTCACGTTGGAAGAAAACGAACTGTCCTGGTATCAGGTGTTTGAGTGCTTCGCCTCTATAGACGATCTCATATTTGGAATTCTTGCTACCCATTGTTCACCCTCAACACTGTATGTATAAACAGTAGTTTTTTTTACGGTACTGGTCAACTTTACTGGTTAATTGAATAACAAGGTGGTGAAAACAATTTGTTTCGGAACTTGAGATTTTGCAAACCGCACATACATGAAAAGCGGCAATTTTTGAAACCTGATTTGACCCAAGTGAAAGGAGGAAACGATGAAGACCTATGATCGCAACCGTAACGCTATCACTACCGGCAGCCGAGTGATGGTGGCAACGAATGGTGCAACGGGAGTCATCAAGGAAATCTGCGGAGAAGGCAAATCAGAAGAACAATTACGCCGTTCTGACTGCGTGTCTATCGAAGGTGTGGAGGGTCTGTTCTGCCCAATGGATTTAGTTCGCCTGGGGTTCCATTAATTTCACCACCTATAAAACAAATTGTTTAAGGCCACAAATAGTGGCCTTATCTGGCTTACGGAACAGCGGTAATCAGATCGCAAATGCCTGTTTTAGTTAAATCACTATTCAGCTTCTGAAAATTGGCATTCAGCATCGCGGTGTGTATTCGAGTCTCAAGCTCAAAGAAAAGGTCGATCTTGCCCTCTTTTGCTGCGTACTTCTTCCAGACATTAACTTGGTCATCGGCAATGCGACTGGCGCAGGTGAATAAGAACGAACTCCCTCTGGGAAGGGATGTCGTGCTGTAGTATTCACCGTCAACTTCAATATACTTAGCTCGGAATGACTCCAGAGTTAGCTCATCACCGCTCTTAGCCTGCTTTGCGTCTGCCTTGCTTGTCTTTTCCTGAACTTCAGGCTGCTTCTGCACCGGCTTCGGTGTCTCATTGACCACCGCTGTGCTGGCCGAACCATCCAACCCCTTGAGTCCATTAATTTGGATAAGATAAGCCAGCTCAAGAGCCTTATCATCAGTGAGTCTTCCACGCATATTTATCCACTGACGTTGAACCGTCTTTAGGGTGTCTGCATTTTCTGGGTTAGCCTTGAGCGCGCTGGAATAGGTTGCGCTAAGTTGTTCGTCTAATTTTGACAGGCGTTCGTTGTCACAGATTTTGTGTTCGATTTCTGTCGAAGCCTTTTGGCAGTCAAAGCTGGCTGCAAAAGCAGCCGGCGATGCTACCAACAATGATGCCAGTAGGATATTTTTCATATTCACTCCATAAATATAAAAGCGCCTGACTATAACACTTAACCGACTGCTTCTCTCGCTTGATCGTCAAGCGCTTTCAGCCCATCACGTACCGCGTTCACGATACGTTCCAGGTATTGGTATCTGGGGTTTGGCACCGTTGGCCAACCGGCATACCACGGATCGTCACCAAACAGACTCAGCAGTTCGTTGCCGACACCGAAACAGCAGCAACTTTCTTTTACGTCATCAGCGTTTTCTGCCTCGTCCCACATATTGCGGGCCTGTTCTGCGTCGATTTCTTTCTCCCTGCGCAACTTTATGATTTGGGACTTTACGAAAAGCAGGTTTGCGTCGTTGTCATCGTCGACCGTACTCAGCAATTGAGGGTCGAGGCAACCAATCAAATAATCGTTGCTCACTCTCTTAATAAACGTCTGCACGTCATCACCGCCCATCGCGAACCAGGCAGCAGTCCATGCTTTCCCATAGCAGGTGATGGTGACTCTTCCCTTGCCCGGCTCGTAGTTTTCAATCATTACGCGTACCGGGTCGAGACGCTCCAGATCCGTCAGCACAAAGGAAAGAACATCTATTTTTTCGACCTTCATGCAGCCTCCCACGCGCCCCAGATCAGCGCTTTGTGTTTTTCATAACGTTTGGTGTGTACCGGTTGCAGACTGGCAATGCCTTTCGTCACCATCGCCCGGGCGTTTATCAGCAACGAATGCTCTATGCCTTTTTTCTCCAGGTACTCGACAACACCGGCATCGGCACCAATCTCCTTGCCGTCAAAGAGTACGGCCAGCATCAGCTCTTTCTCTGCGAGGTAGATGGCTGAGAACTCAGGGTCGCGACTCACGATAGAAGAGGTATTGTCCAGCAGGTCAGCCAGCTTGATCATGCGCGTCTGCATGTCGAGGCTTTGCTCCAGCTCCCGGACGTTGATGATGAAGCGCTGTATTCGATTGCCGTCTTCTGGTCTGGCAATGTTGGTCAGAGCCAGAACCATTTCGGCTACGTGCTCACCGAAGTGCCCACGAACCATCTCTATGGTGACATGGGTGTCTTCGACCACATCATGCAGCAGCGCCGCGATCTGCATCTCCACGGTTCCACCATGCCAGGCAACAATCTCGCGGACTGCAACCGGGTGGTTGATGTAGTCTTCACCGGTATATTTTCTTTTCTGGCCAACGCCGCCATGAGCGCCAGCGGCAAACATATGGGCTTTGGAAATACGGGACATTCTTAACTCCGTTGTTTTCTGGATGTGGTTATTTTCACAGATAAGAAAAGGTAGAAAACAAATTGTTAAAGGCCACAATAGTGGCCTTCATTTACTCAGCGATAAGCGATCCAATCATCGCCTGTAGCTCTCGTTCTTTTTCTTTGGCTACGCGGAGTAATTCGGCATTTACATGACGTTGCAGCTTATCCATTACACGGAACGACGGACGGCGCATGACGCTCTCGTCGATGGCTTTGGTATTCAAGCTAATAAGATGCCCGAAGTGGTTGAAGCCAGCCCCGACGAACACTTCTGACCTGCTCCCCGTTGATTAGTACACCCCGATGTTAGTAATGTCTTCATAAGCCACATGAGGACATCCCCATGAAGAAGCGTTTTTCCGACGAACAGATCATCAGTATTCTCCGCGAAGCCGAAGCTGGGGTACCCGCCCGTGAACTCTGCCGCAAGCATGCCATTTCCGATGCCACGTTTTACACCTGGC